TGAGAACAAACACATCTCCACCAGAGGCTACTAATATTCCAGTGTTTGTCATACTAGAATTTCCAGTGATAGGTAATGTCACAGGGTTATTACTACTCACATTTCCAATAGAACTTGTAGAAAGATTTCCTAGCAGCGGGACTTGACTGGAATAAGTTACAGTGCCTGCTGTTGATGAGATCAAATTACCAGTAATGGGAACAGATACTGAGTAGCTTGTTGTGCCTAATGCAGTTGTTCCAGTATTACCTGTTGCAGCGAATGTAAGGATAATACTACCTACTGCTGAAGTTGTAGCATTACCAGTGATTGGTATTGTGACAGAATACGCCACAGTACCTGCCGTAGTACTACTTGAATTTCCAATTAGCACTTCTGTATCTTGCTGAACAACTGTACCTGCAGTGGTATTACTAGCATTACCTGTTACAGCCTTGGAAAGACTGTAGACTAACGCGCCAAGAGTAGTGTTGCTAACGTTTCCTGTTAAGGCGACAGTGTTAGGAGGATTTCCTCCAGATGGTGTAACAGTTCCGGGTGTAAATGTTGCGCTATTTCCAGTGATGGGAACAGATAAACTATACACTTCAGAGCCTAGTGTGGAATTTATCACATTTCCAGTAATAGGCAGTGACTCTGATTGCACAACAGTTCCTACAGTAGTGCTACTTGAATTTCCAGTAGTTGTTAATGACAAGCTATATACAACTGTGCCCGGTGTGAATGTGGCAGAATTTCCTGTCAGAGCTACTGTGTTAGCAGCATCACCACCGGAGGGTGTGACAGTACCAACTGTGCTTGTTGCACTATTTCCTGTTCCGCCAATTGTATCTGACGGAGTTAGTACACTCGGAACAGGTTGTAATACAAGATAATCAAACATGTAGTATGGAGAATTACTCTGACTACCATTGACAATCGTATTGTTTGCATAACCTGCCGCTTCCATTACCACTGTGTCACAAGCTGTGAAGCCTGTTAGCACAAAATCCTGAAGCGTTGTAGCTGGATCAGGTGTTATCACACCACTATTATTTACAGTAGAGTGAGTAGCATCGACAGTCGTTGTTTGCACAACGCTTCCGCCAGTTCCTCCTAAGTAACCAGTAAATTTCACATAGCAATGACCAATAGATCTGTCTTTAGGAATTGGACCAAGACTAGCTGACAGCATGTTGAACAGGCCACCATCAGGTCTTGTAATTGTCACTACGCTGCTAGATCCACTACTTGACGTAGCATCACTAAATACACCAGCATCTCCTACTTTACCTTTACCAGTACTTAACCAGTATTGACCCTGCCCATTTCCTACGTTGATTAAACTACTAGGAACATCTGGGCAAGTGCTTATATTATATGTACCAGTTCCGCCAGTGCCCGTACCAAGAGAAGTAATTGTAACAGTTATTGGTACATTGTATTGGCTTGCACAAATTAAATTTGCACCAACATATACTGTACCTCCATTATGCACCGATGTCACTGTCATTACATTAGATGTAATTGAAGCTGTAACACTGCACGGCGTAATTACATAGCTAGGCTGCGCATATCCATTAGCGCCTGCACCAAGATTTCCAGTGGTTATATCAAAACCTTGCTGTCTCAGAGAGACAGTTGTAGCAGGAACTGTTACTGCATAAGTGGTAAATGGTTCATTGGTTCCACCAAATGCAAGTTGGCTAATAGCAAGCGGACCACTTGCAACAGTTTGAGATTTATTAACTGTCCAACTTGTTCCAGACCCAGCAGTAATAAGGGTCTGATCTAATACTGACAAAGACCCACTACTAGAGACATACAGTCCAGTGGCAACAGTACCATTAGTAACAGAAGATACTGTTAATGTTGTGCCAGAAATACTACCAACAATATTTGCTGCTGGAGCCGAAGTGCTTGCACTAGCTACGCCATCTGCAGGAGGAAAGTATCCTGTACTTGGGCCAAATGATACAATCACTTGTCCATCTGTTGTGGCTGTATTACCTAGAAGCACAGCTCCCGGAGAACCTACCGCAGCACCTAATGTGCTTGTAGAAGTATTGCCTGTAGTCGCTACTGTGGTGCTAGGAATAACTGTGCCAGCAGCAGTACTTCCTGATACTCCAGTAAGTGTTGCGCCGGGATTACCTCCACCAACAGGCTGAACAGCTCCAGTAGTTGTAGTGCTGGAATTTCCAGTGAGTGCTACTTGCAAATCATATATAGGTGTACCAACTGCAGTGGTGCCTACATTACCTGTTAAAGCCGCTCCTGCAGGTAGTGGTGCTCCAATAAATGTCTTAGTAGGTTTAGTTTGGAATATCTGCCAAGGATTGTCATATAACTGCTGAAACTGTGTGGTGTTGTAGATACCGCTCCACACTAAAATCAGTGATGCAGAAGATACGTTAGAATTAGAACTATTTCCTAGAAGATAAGTTCTTCGTGTGGTACTAGCACCCGGAGTAAGTGACTGAGATACAGTACCTGCAGATTGCTTACGCTTTGCATAATACCTAATCGTTGATAAATCGTAAGTAAGACCACAACGATGTGTCTTTGTTGAAGCTCCAGTTCCTAGTGGATTACTTGTGGCTCCAGTGTTATTTGTACCAGTTCCATTGACCTGATTACGCATACCATTCGTGATAGTATTAGTATCATCAAATGTGAATGCAAATCCATGAGGTGTGGCATCAGCAGAAACAGCAATTACTGGATTTGAGGTGGCATTTTCAAACGAGCCTTCCACGAAGAATGAGTAGGCTCCATTAATCGTATCCATACCAGTTTGGTTAGGAAACTTATGAGCTACGCCTGCACTTCCAGTAATCCACGATTTAGCTACAGTGGCATATCCATCAATAGGCGCTCTGTCCCTTGAATGTTGAGCATTTCCGGGAAGAGTGGAGTACTGCCCACCAACACAGTCATAGAATTGCCCATTAGGTAAAGCTATAAATGCTGCTACAAGTTGCCCTGTTGGTGTTTTGGTTAAAGGATTTGACCAATCAATTGTTGCTATAGTACGAGGCTGACTGGTTCTTATTCTTTTGCGTTGAATGTAGGGCATGAGAACCCCTTATGCGGTAGTTGTGCTGTCGAAAGTTGTTAACCAAGCTAAGACATCAACTGTTTGTCCAGAAGCTGCAACAGCTCCAGAGTTATTAGTCTGGCTGTCTACCACTAGGCGTACACGCACAATACCAGCACCATCAAAGTCATATGTGAAAGATTCTGCTTGATTTGTGACAGCAATACTGTTAGTATGGTTTCTTGTTTGAGCTTCTTCGAGCGTGATGGTGTTAGTGGAGAGGCTTGCTACACGGCTCCATTCGCTGTTCGCAGGAGTTCCTGTCTCACGGAAATAGGCATATTGACCACCAGCCCAAGATGTGCCAGAGGTTAATACAGCAGTGGTGTTACCCGCAGTGGTTGCACCATTAAGAGTAGTACTTTGTGCAGTGGTAGTTCCGAGAGTAGAACTCCAAGTGTACAGAGGATACCATTCGTCGTTATTGGCAGATGTCTCTGCAGATACCTCAAATCTAAATCCTACTTGATTTGTCAATGCAGTGGCTACAGTGCGGCCCATCTTGACAAAGATACGTCCACCAAATCCAGTATTGACAGTGATAGGGGAGCCAATTGTGATGACTCCAGATGCTTGTTGTGTTAATGCTAAGAGCGCTTGTGATGCTGTTTTATTTGCTGTTGTCGTAGTAGACATTTTATTTCCTAAGAAATGAAAAAAGGGAGCCAAAGCTCCCATTCTTGTGTTACACTAATTATGCAAGCTGAATCAGGGCGTGTGTTGCATCGTTAGTAGGCATTGTCAGGGTGAAAGTACCAGCAGTGACAGTTTGTGCGCCGAATGTGTGCGAACTGATACCTAAGCTGCCTGTCGAAGACGAGTTGTAAATCATCACACAATCAAATGCAGTAGTCAGAGTGACAGTAGGAAACACAATCGATGCACTTGGAGTCCAGAATGCAGTAGTGCCAGAGGTAGTTGGTGCAGTGGCGTTAGTGACAGTCACGCCTCCGGCTGTATAGTTTGTGCCAGACACTTCGTTTGAAGACGAATATGCAGTGGTGGAAGCTCCAATGGAACCAGTGGTAAGGTAGAGGGCAGCTTTCAGAACGTCAGTGGTAGTCACTGTACGAACACTGTTTGCTGCTTGGGTTCCTAATGCGTGAGATCCGCAGAGGAATTCTTTTTTTGCTGATGTAAATAAAGCTTGTGTATTTGCCAACTTATTTCTCCTTGTTAATATTTATTAAATTAAGCCATAAATCTGCAATAGCAGCCCTTGGCAAATCAAGACATTTAGCAATGTTAATTGCAAGCTTGCCTATTCAGCCTCTTATTGAAAAATAGCAGTCATACCTTCCATACCAACAGGCCACTTCTTGAGCTGCATATGCGCACTTCTTTGCACAACTTGCTTTGTAGAGCGTAGTTTCCAGCCAGTGGCATTCATACACTCGTTCTCATCTTCATATGTCTCCACAAAAGAATAAAGTTCATCCTCTGGAACTTCAGTCAGTACACCGTCAATATCACATGTAATCGTCTTTACAACTTGTTCTTCACTCATAATTTCTCCTGTTTTCCCGTTAATATAATTTTGGACATTGAATGCCTCTACACAATTCTAACATGACAGACTAATATTGTCAATAAATATCGTATATTGTAACATAGAAACAACAGTTTGTCAATATTTGTGCTTTTGAGGATAATTCTTGACAATATGGGCGCAGTATGCGATACTCAAGACATTAAAACTTCGAGCACTAAATCTAAAGGAGGAATAATGCTTAACATACTAAAATTCATATTCGAAGATGGATGGCATTATTTTGGAATGCTTATTCTAATCTTTGTAGCAGGTAAGCAGATACAGAATATTATTTACGAATGGAGGGACTGTGAGATTTAACATAAAAGATAAGCCGCCTCTAGACACTTGGCACACATGGTCTGCATGGCACCCTGTTAGGGTATTTAATATCGAAGGGGCTGACTACACTGCTTGGCTAGAGGTAGTAAAGAGAAAAGCAGAATACCACAGAGATTACAATCAATTTTACTATAGGAAACCACAATGAACAAAGTAGACATGCTAAATGCTTCATTGCAACTAGCTAACCATCTTCGCAAGCAAATGGGCGACTGGATGTTTGCACGCTACTGTAAAAACTTAGGAATTCCTCCAGAAGATTGTTATTATTACATCTTTAAGAGAGAACCTAGAATTAGTTTTGAATTGAGGGAGAAAATATAATGGGGCATTATGATGACGCATATGGATACGGAGATAACTTAGCCAGACAGGCAATAGACAAAGAGATTAGGCGTGCTGTGGAGAATGTTGTACGAACTTGGAATAAATATCAGGAAAACTCTACTGAAAATAATTTTAGTAAGTACCTTGATGCTAAACTTGAAGGGAGAAAGTTATGAGGGCTCACAAGAAGTTGTATATACATCTTATAGAGTGCCTAGTATTCCTCGTAGTTATTATTCCAATTCTCTGCTTCCTTGTTATATTTAGTGCAGTGTGCTGGATTCTTTTCTTGCTTAGTGATGTGTTTGCTGTTATAGTGGAAGCTGTTAATGAGATTGGAGGGAAGAAATGAGTGAGATTATTCTAGAAGATGATAAATATACTGTGCTGCATGAAGATGGAGCTAACTTACGAGCTTTGCACTATGGAGAGCCTTGGCGTGATCTAGTAGGAGATGGGCTTGTACTGGCTTTGGTGCAGAGGATTGAGTATCTAAATAGGGGTATTAAGACACAGAATCACACATATGCAGAACTTGTAAGAAGCCATCATTACGCACTAGAAGATGTAGCAGATACAGCCTACGATAACGGGTATTATGATGGACTTAGAGATGGACGACTGGAGGACACTAATGAAAATACTTAAAATGCTGCTATTCGTATTTGGGTTTGTATTCTTGGCGCTATTTGTGGCTTTCTCTAGCTCTGGAGTATTCGGATAATGACTACATTCAAGCACCTGTTCTATTACATTCTAGTAGGAATAACTCTTCACGAATTTGGCCTAGATATTCTTATAGATCCAATGAAAACAATATGTGTTATGTTATTGTCAGTTCTTGTTTATGATGCTTGGGAGAAGAAATGAGTGAGTTATTTAGATATAATTGTAATTGCGAAGGCTATATGGAGAAATCTTCTACAGGTGAATTTGTAGACTACAACACTTACTTAGATAAACCTCTTCCACAGGAAGTGAAAGATACAATATTCCAACTCGTATATGCAATTAAGAATATGGAATACGCTGGAGATAGCCTAGCGTGGAAAGAGGCTGTGGGGAAGATTACTGATAAGGCGCTGGAGATTATTAAGGAGGAAGCGTGACTAAAATCTACTGGAGTACTGACGAAGAGAATTTCAATTACGAATCTCTCGAAGAAGCTATTAATGACTTGTATAAGCCAGAAGTTGGACATATAGTGTACTCAGGGGAGCAGAAAGATTTCACTCCTAAATTACATTGGTCTATCGAGCATCTTCTAGAGCATCTCGGAGAGCAGGGTTATGACGAAGTAGGAGAGCATGTTGGAGATTGGCCAGATGCTTCTAAAGAGGCTGTGAAGCAATTGGAGAATTATCTGAAGAGGTGGATCAAGAGGCATTGTCCCCCTAAGTTCTACGGAGTTAAGAATGTTAAGAAATATGTAATAACTGAGGAGGATTTGAAATGTTTGCAATAGTTAATACTTTTGAGCAAATTTCACGCCTTCAGCATGCTGTAGAGGGAGTGTGCGATGGCCTAGCTCTCAGTAATGAGCAGGCTGCTAGAATAGTTGTCTATATGCAAAACCTCTCTGCAGACAAGCTTCCTTTTATTACAAATATTTTAGAGTATGACATCATCCACGATGGCTGGTGTAGAGGCCTTGATATATTGCAAACATTGTATGAATGTTATTAGATGGGCCACTATACTGTGACAAAAAATGATATTGAGCGTGAGTGGAGTGAGTTCACAGAGTATTATAATTTTGATATGGAATTTCAGAGGATGCCAGACTCTGACAATGATTATGATGGATTCTAGAATAGTAGAATTTAAGGTGCAAAAGTAGCATATTTTGATATAAAATTCTATTATAGTAGCATTATACGATACAAGAGAGGCCCCGTACAAAGTACGGGGCTTTTTGTTGTCTAAATTTTATTATAAAATAATTTTGGAATGCTTCTTTTTTGGGAATGAGGGTACTATTATTGGGAATTATATCAAAGGGGATTTCTCATTATCTCTAGCCGCTTCTTGAACATAGGAGTTTGTATATATGCAGCCCATTCGTCTGGGTGTTTTGCGCTCTTGCTATTGTTGCAGTATTGGCAGAGCCATTGGAGATTATTGGCGTAATTAGATCCACCAAGGGCTATTGGCATAATGTGGTCAAGGTGTTTATTTTCAGGGGTGAGTTGTTTTTTGCAGCTAGTACACAGGCCATTTTGATTTTCAAAGATTAGGTCAACTTCAGCTTTTGTGTATGAGCCATCAGCGTTACATCGCTTAGCACGTCTTCGATGGTTATTTAGTCTAGCTTTCTCAGGGTTGGCTTTCTGATAAGCTTTGGCGTGCTCTAGTCTATGCTCCCTATTCTGCAAGTAATTTGTAGCGGCATATTGACTCTGTCTCCTTTTAAGTTCTTCTTGTGAGTATCTTGAGATATCTGTTACCCGTTTGCTTTGTAAATGAGGTAGTGTGTGTGTGTATTCATTTCCACTCTCTAAGAATCTTATTTTATACCTGTTACTTGATATCTTATCAATAACCCTGTACTCACCGTACTCTTTATGAGTGTATATTTTTGAGAGTACATTCCATAGATGCTCCAATTTCTCTTCTCTAATAGTTTCAGATTTCAAAAAACTTAGTTGTTTTTTGTGCATCTTATCAAAACTACTTAAAGCTTTAACAGTATATAAGAATACCCTTTTAGTTAATTTTTTAGCAAGTTCCTTAACTTTAACTTCATCCGCTTGTCTTCGTGCATCTCTTATCTGGCCTTGCATAATATTATTTTTTTGAGCGGTATATTTATAGCCGGACTCTAAAAATTCTATCGTAACTTGCCTGCTATTCTTATACTTCCTAACAATCATATCACCCCATAAATTACTTGGGTAAATATCTCCTATATTCATATATTTCCATATAAAATTATAGCTTAACACGAATAGTGCTTTTTGTCAAGATTTATTTTAAAAATAAAATTTAAAAGTTACCTTCATAATAAGTTGCAAGAGCGAGCGTGGGATTAAACGCCGAAAACGGCAGCCGCAAGCCGTCCAATCCTGCGGCAAAATATCACGAGAGGCGTTTTTAGCGCTAGGTGCATGGTGAGATAGCTCCAAACTCTGCGACGCCGTAGAAGCCGTTCTAGTGGCATCTAGATGGGGTTATAGTTCTCATATGAACCTTTGAGACTTATACACTCACCTAAGTAGACTGGCTCAGAATGGCGTCTGGCTGCCGTTTGTGGACAATTGGTGGCTGTAGCACCAAGCAAGTGCTTGGTTGGCTGTCAAAGCGTCGCATCTGGCGTGGATAGCTTTTTGACGTACATCGTCGGCAGACGTACACATGGTGGCGAGAAAATTATAGAAATTCGAATCTAACAAAACTACACTATACAGTGTACTTTTCCAATCCTTCTAATCCGAATGCTTTCTCGCCACCATAACACCCGCCACGAGTCAACGCTAGGTCACGTGATTGCTCTCTTGCCAGCCATTCCACATTCGCCAAATGATCCGCCATAGCATGGCCTAGACTGCCAAGCACACCACCATAGATGATGCTTTACGCTGCATAAGGCGCTATCTATGACCATGCTGATGACACAAGGCCAGCACAGTTGCTCGCTAAGCAGTTGTCAATGCTCGACAGGCTGTTAGTCTCTACAATGCCATGTCCACCAGATACCACCTAGCAGCCATACACAAGCCACTAGACCACACCACAAGCCTACATCTGCCGACAGCTTAATGTGGATGCCACAAAAGAAAAAGCCACCTGCTAAGGTGGCTTTGTTTGCTGTGGACTAGTTTGTTCTAGTTCATTCTTGTAAATCTGTTAGACTTAGCTGGCACAATGTCACCAAAGTCATCACACACAACTAACTTGCATGTGCCAGCGTAGAAAGCTTCTAGCCAACGTATGCCAGCAAAGTTATCTGTAACGTGCCAAAACTCACCTGTAGTATGATCATCGATAAACATTGATCCGTTGTCATAAGAGATTGTAGACATGATATTTCCTTAAGTTAGGTTGTGTGCTGCTATGACTTCATTATAGTACACATTTCCTGACTTACAAGCCCTTTTTCGTAAATAAACACAAAAAGCCACAAATAAATTGTAGCTGTCTTGTGTATTACAAAATGTAAACTTATTTACAAATCCTCATGTAATCCATCATGACATTCGAGCGAAGCATGCCATGCCCTATATGCACAGTTAATCGACACATCTTTATAACTTCCATCATCATACTTCGGAAATCCTTCATACCTATAGCATATTGGAAATGCTATCTTAGCCCATCGCTCGAAGCATTCGTCAACGTTCAAATGTTTAGTCATTTCATCTCTCCCTGAAAACAAGAAATCGCTTCCTCAAATGTCTTATGACTTGTACCGACAATGTGCCACCATTCGTCATAGTCCCAAGTAGTGTACGGAAATCCATTCTCAAGACTGTTATCGAACGTGTAAGCTATTTCTGGCAGTCGTTTGCACGTGATATGCCCAAACACTGCATCACCTATCCTCTGGGCTGTATTAGCTTGGTAGAGGATGGTGTTATCTGTCGCATAAGCTGTATATCGGCTTTCTGTAGCTTTCATGGCATAGCTTTCTGAAATCTTTCGGCATAAAACGAATTACCACCTCGCACATGCTGCAATTCGACTAAAGAAACAAATTCCTGTCGTGCGCCATCTATAATACTATCTTTATGCCAACTCTCAAGAATTGTATATTTCCTCCCCTCCCAAATGAACAAACTGAATCCACCATTAAGACACACCACTATGTCACCTGTTTTCATTGTAATTTCCCTATTTTAACCCAATAACAGCGAATCATGGCGTAGCACAATGCTTGATCAGCTAACGTGAAAAACATTTGTTTTGCACTCTCTTTATTCAAGATTTTATTTCTTGAGACGACGACAAACAATTTTACATTGAGGCCTTCGCCAGTCAATACAATTCCATTAGGATATAATGACGATTGCTTAATTGTCACTTTGCCTGTCGAAGCTTGGAATGTAAGTGTCATATCGGATACATCTCCAAAAAGTTATGCAATAAAGTGACAGCACCAAGAATGATAGCTACCATTCCGCCAATGTAAGCCACGGCGCTAATCAGTAGCAACACATCAAAAAGAATTCTAGCGAGCATAGCAATGTGCTATTGCAGTTCGATGATGCTTCAAATAAAACCCTGTAATCTGCCGACGAACAATCCTCGGTAATCTGACATACACCACAAGAGCTTGTTTGATGATGAGTGACGACATGAAATTCTCCTAGTTGACAATTCTAGTGTAGCACAGATTCACTACTTCTACTATAGACAATTTCTCGACCGCTTAAGTTTCTCTGTTTCATCTTTCCATTGCTGTGCAATCTTTTGTGCTTTTTCTAACTCATTCTGCATTGCCTTTTGATTAGCAATAAACCATCTCAACATTTCTTCGTAATTCTTTGCTTTCCTGTATGTATTTTGCAAATTAGCAAATAAATCTGATGACACTAGCACACAATGACCATCCTCATGAAAACACAACTCTTCTGACTCGCCCTCCATTACGTAGCTTTCAAACTCTTGAACTTCTGCTTTACTAGTCTCTTCTGCTTTGGCTAGGTAAGCGTGCCCAAAGCTGGCGACAGCAATAGTGAACACAAGGGCAATACGGAGAGGTGTTTTCATGAAAGTTTCCTTTATAGAATGTTACATTTTAAAAACAGTCTTTCATTTAAGTTTTAATCAAACTCTGAGGCAACAGTGTATCCGCTATTCCGCAAAGAGAGTACCACAGTTTTAGGAATAAACGAAATACCGTCGTAATCATCAAGAATCTTACCTGAAAACCACAATGCACCAGAATAATCTGCATACTCTTTATGTTGAAAGTACCCATAGCCAGCAGTTGGGTCGATTTTAATCTCAAATCTGCCCATTGAGATGTCATGAGAATAAATGTATTTGATTTTAGACATATTTAGCCTATTGATTAATAAGTTTCCAGCCCAATTGCCTACGAATCTCTGCAATACTCGGCAAAGGTGTATTATGTGCCTTAGCACGTTCTTGAAGCCATTGCCTAGCCTGTTCTTTCGTAGGCTGGCTTGAACTAGTTACAGCTTGCATGATTAGCTCCCCATGTTCAATTTAACATACAGAAAAAACTCAATTGCTGTTGTTACAAGAATGATTGAGAACATTCTCAGCTCCAATATACTCTGTAGAAACCATCTGAAAGCAACTTCCAATAAGCATAAAACCCTTCGTTGCCAAGTTCAATTACTGCAAATTCTGCATCTTCCTCTGTATCAAATTGCGTATAATTCATTTTCAGCTCCGTTTATTCAGCATTCACACAATGCGTCTGCCATGAATTCACTATAGCACATTCAGCCAAACATGCAAACCATTATTTCAAATAATTTGCTTGCACATAATCTGTCACAAATTGTAATTGGTTATCAGGAAAGTGGTCACTATGCTTGAATGCAAAGATACTCTGCTGTCTAGTGTCAGCTTCCATCATAAGCCGCTCAAGGCTGTGCATACCAAACTCTTCTGCAACCGCTGTCACATGCATGCCAGCTATAACACATTCCCCTACTAAATCGAAGCTTATGCCAAACTGCGCATGCAAACAGTTATGCCAAAACCTAAATGCATAATTAGCGCCACACGAAGTGTATATCGTATTCTCACTACCACTGCTCCAAACTTTCAATGGCAATCCTGTACGCTTTGACTCTGCGAAGGCTGCGCACAACGAAGGATAATCATCATATGCAACATCACAATCTACATATCCAAATCCTACTTGCTTAGACATCTTTTCAGTTTGCCTAATAACAAACATTGACAGATTGTGTCTTGCCCGTTGGAAATGCTCGGGCGTAAAATTAGCAGTCATTTGCTTTCCCCTGTACAAATTTTAAATTCACGTTTAGCGCTGTCACCATGCTGAATGTATGTTGAATGTTTAATCATGATGTCCTCCGTTTAGATAGCTTCATCTTACACACAAAGCCTGCCGAGTGCAAGCTATTTTAAGAAATATATTTCAATATGACGCTACCCTAATATGTTACAATCACATATGTTGCAATTATACAACACAAAAGCAATGGACGTAAAAAAGCCAGCACGAAGGCTGGCATGTTATTCTAATCCTTGATATTTCAATATATCTAATCCTCGTATACAATTAGCACAGATATTCTCTCTTGGTACTTCTTGCAATTTGGCATCACTCTTAATCATACCGCCTTTAGTGTAAATCTTGCAATAAGCATCATCAACACCATTCCATAAATGGGAGACGCCTTTATTTGCTTTTCCTGAAACTAAATATACCTGTCGCATACAATCCCTTCACTGATGGCACGAAGCTACAAACAAAGCATTGTACAATAAATCAAAGACAACACCTTTTAGGTTATCTTATACCTAGATTACATTAAGCAATACATACATCTAAAGCTTCTATTTTCTTCTAATGTCTTGACTAAGGTATTTGGTAGTTTTAAAGCAACGTTGTTATTATATTAGGCTGATATGGCTAGATTACTTATTGACTCGCCCCATCCTCTTCCCCATGCCCAGCCGCTCTTGCACTAGGTCTGACAGGGAAAGAAAAGGAGATCAGGTCAATAACTAATCCTGTCATATTAGCCCTATCAACATGCGTCCACATGTATGTTAGTCTTGACTGGTGAGTTACTTTGTTCGACTCTGCCCAAGCACTTTTAAGCTCAAACAAATAGTAACACAAAGAAACCCATTTGTCAACATTCCTGAATTCCTTATTGTAATCAAGCACTTAACCCATCTAATTTTGTTTTATGAAAGAAATAGGCCCATAAATGACTAGAAATTTCATAAAAGGCCTATATTTTGCAATTATTCGTCACATCCAATTAGAAGCCTTATAACGCCCCTACAATCAATTTAAACAATTCTGGCTAGGCTGCTATCAACTCACCTGAATTAACGCAGCCTAGAGCTTGTATTCGAGTCCTAAGCCCTAATCAAGTATTCCTGTCCATCAAACTCCACACAATTATAACCCTGCTCAGCTTCCCTAGCAGCAGCTTCATAATCCATTATCAAATGGTAATAAGGCCATCCATCTTGCTTAGGTAGTCTATAACAATCATCAATAAGTTCCTCGATATACTTGACAAAATAATCACGATGTATCAATGTTTCTCCGTGTTCCCAATCGCCATAGCCTTTGCACTCTTCAGCAAGAGCCTTTAATGTTTGCAACTCTTCATTGTTATCATTTAACCATGTTTCGACATCAGTTTGGGCTTCTCTGGAATCTGTATCGTCATATACACCTTGCAAAGCTGTCAACTCCTCTTCAAGCTCCTCTATCCGCCGAATAACATCGCGGCTATCAATCACATCATCTGTATTGCTAATTTGGTTAGACATTTCACACATTCCTTTTCAATGTAACATTGTCAATAATTTCTTGATTAGACATAAGCATAAAATCATCTACACTAATTGTCAAGCAATATAAATCCTTGGCGTATTTCTCACGATAACATGCACATCCTCTGCGCTAGCCAACTTCTCACGGGCTGCATCATTAATAAAATCAATTCCTAATTCAGCTAATGCATGTAATTTCTCACGTACATCAGCCGGAACAAACACTTTGAAATTCTTATGCAACATTTTAACCCCAAATGTAATAAATCACTAATGAAAGAAGTGAAACAATAAACAATGGAAATGCAATTTGTGAAATTGCTAATGCATCTCGCACAGCTTCCCATTCAAATGGCCCTACCTTACTTGTCCGCAAGATATTTAACGCATACAACAATTGCGCTGTGCAAATAACAAACACTAGCCAAATGCATTCTATCATACTATGCTCCAATCTTGTCAATGTTATTGATAATCAATGAGCATCCAGCTAAATATGCTGCATACAAGCTTTTATCCTTTGTGTCTGTCAAATCTGGCGCAACATGATATCGCTTAAAATACCACTCGCTAAAAGCATCTCTCACATCTGCAATTGTCATGTTATTCATCCTCATTAAATTGTTGACGCTTATCTGTACGTTTCCATCTCTTCCCTTGGCTTTCTGTATATTCCCGCTCTTTCCTAAGTTTCACAATCCGGCGCTCTGACTGAATTGCACCAGAGTTACTTTGCACAGAATTTCCCTTGATGCTAATGGAAATGTCATTATCTTTGTCATGCTTCATTATAACACACCTCATATTGTCCAGCTTTGTTTAACGTAATGAATCCGTCTTTCGGCATTGAAGGCTTGCCAATGTAGATTTCTCGCAGGATGATTTTATTCTGCACATCATCCTTTGTAAATCCCATAGCTGCATAATAGCGCATTGCAGAGGCGAAGTCAATGAAATTTGGCATTGCGTGGATTAGCATGACTCTTCAGCTTCTGCAACAAAGAGCATGAGTAGTTGCAATTGACTTAGTGTCATCTCACACAGATATTCTTTGACATTTAAACCTAGAGCCTTATAGCTACATAGCACTTTGAAAACATCATCAGACATATTTTCAACACCAATTGTAGAAATCTTAACACGCTCTGCATCATACCTGATTTCATCACTCAAGCTCATTTAATGCTCCTTAGAGGCGATTAGTTCGCCATTAGATGTGTGTATGCACGTTTGCCCGAAAACAGTGCTATCGTAGCATTTAAGCCATTCTAGGGCACTCTGGTATGTCCAGCAATGATGCTGTTTAGAGAATTGGTCATTCCTGACAACATAGGGTGCTAGGTTATTAAAGAGTGAGAACATTCGATTCTTTCAAAGTGTGTTGTGATGCTTCAATATAGGCTATTGACTATTCCTTGTCAAGCCTATGCGCAATAAATAATTCTGCCGTCTAGTAGCTCTGTTCTGTTGCCTTGATAACCGTTATCGGGGCCTATATATTCTTTGCCGAGCCCTTGCACAATCTCTTTATCTGCCCAATAAATATAGCTATCTCCATTGACTTCGCAATAGCAATATTCTTGATGAAATTTCTTGCAAATTTCCTTGGCTGCGCAAGATAATCTAACTTCAGTTAGATTTGTGATAATCAGTGAAATTTCTTTCTTCCCACAATAATGCCCAATACACAGTTCAACACTCGCTTGGTATTCATCGGCGAATAACTGAATCAAATCAGCTGTGCACAAGGCATTTGCACTAGAATTACATTTTTCTCTAAACGCCGAACAAATGATTTTCATACAGGCTTACTCCAAATATTATAACCAATTTCTTTGTTAAGAATATCATGCGCAGTCATTGGTAATGGCTCATTAGCATCTAGCCATTCTCTTGCCGTCTTTCGACTAGCACTAGAAAATTGAATCCTGTCACTTGTGACAGATAGCACGCGCCATAGGCCATTTAGGAATCGAAGTTTATACATAGCCCTCCAAATCAACAGCGACACTTGTGTTACCTGTCACTACTTCAAATACTGTAGCGCTTGAGTCTGCATCACGTTGAATCTGAAGAGCCTCAATTGCCGCGCTAGTTGGGTCATATGCCCATACATCAATCTCCCATTTTACAAGATAGTGAGTCAAGCCGTGTGTTTGCATAATTAACTCCAATTAGAAAAAGATACCCGTTTTCTGCGCTGATCGGGCAACAGCATCATGTTCGCAACTTTAGGTTGCCACCTCTCAAGATTCACATAATAGTACCTATTTGTTGACGACTCTATGCAAGCTTCAATGATAGTGCATATGCTAACAAACTGCTCTCGAAACATTCATTCTTTCAGCTAGGCCCGTAACGTGAATTAAAAGACGGCTTCCATGTCTTACTAGCTTACTTGTCTGCTTGTTTCTATTCACTCCGTGGAGCGAGTAAGGGAATGATAGAACACTTTCAGACAGAATGCAAGCTGTATTTCGGTACAAATTCACAAATGTTAATTTTATGCCGGAGGTTAGTCTATATAGTGCACGATAACATGCATGTAGTTACTATGCAAAAGTATGTTATTCGCTGTGCAGTAAATAACGCTTGACAGCCTTCGCACTATCTCCTACTCTTGCAATACGGGCTTCGTCTCGCGAGCGCCGAGCTATGGCTAAATGACTTTCTGTTGTAAAACTTCCACAAAATACATGTTGACTTAGTTCACTAGCTAAGCTATTATTCTTTCACGGAGCAAAGCGACCGAGCGTACCCCCTGCGCGCTTACTTTATAATATACCTACAAAATTGTAGGTATAACCCACTATTGCCAAAATGAAAGAACTACCGAAGGGAGTTACCTTATGCCAATGCTCGCCAGCTACGATAGGAATTTCCTATTGAAACCAGAAACCGATAGTGTTATCTGGAAGCAATCTTGTAATCCAGAAATGTTTTATTCTGGTAATCTTTCTTTAAAGAATGTTGTCACTCTACCTAGATAGGGTAGACCAGAAATGAAAATGACTTTGCGTACCGGGTTGGCTAAGAGAATTATGAAATTATATTTTTGGGTACTTTTCTTGTTCAAATTTGAAAGGGGTTAAAATTTCAAGCTACATAATGTAAAGTATATTTTACAAATTACATATATCCTAATAAAACACTTTACAATTACAAAAATATATGAAATAATTAGGGCTACTAATTTAAGGAGGGCGATATGAAGAAGAGTTATTCAGTATACAGAGAGATACTTGAGACAGCAAAAGAGCTATTAGCAGATGGCAGTCTTGAAGATAAATCTAAAGAAGAGTATGTTTGCTTTGCAGTGACTAAAGCAACAGATATGATTACACGTTCTTTAACACATATTAATTCTCTTGAGGTCTATGAAGCTTCATTCAAGATAGAGAATAAGATTAAAAGTGTGTTGAAAGCATATGCATATTATGATGACCTTCTTATTAGTAAACGAATTTTAAACCTCGGACCTGACTATAACTTTTATGAAGTCCAATGCCAACGCTGGATGCTTATTGAAGCCCTGATTGACTATTATGAGGATATGGAAAATGAGTGATTATAAAAAGCATCTAGATGTGCTGCACTGTGTAAGAATAATGTTGTGGGATGGCGTTGACAGTGATGACTGGGACGAGACTTACGAAGAATATATTTGTTTCGCCATTAGATCTGCTATATGCAAATACCACTCCAAATATTCAGATAGTTGTATGATAGGATATATAGATGTGAAAGATGAACTGGTAGATCTAGTCAAGGGACATCTTGGAAAATATGATGACTACGCTGTATATCTACGCAGTAGTGGTAAAGTGCCACTAAGTGCTACGCCTGTTAGAATACAGAAAGAACGTCTAAAACTTGTTGATAAACTTATTTTGCATTACGAAGCTCTAGAGTATTGACAAGAAATCTAAAATAATCTAAACTAGGCTCTCTTTCTAAATAAATAAGCATGCTTTCTAAATGAAAAGGAAATACAAAATGTTCATTATAAGCCCTAGAAGTCAAGGAATTGAACCTAGAATATTAAAAACTCACAAAAGGAAGATAAATATGACTGACCACGCTTTCAATAATCGAATGGATAAACTTCAAAGTAAAGGTATCCGCTTTGCTTGCACTCCAATTAACAGTAGCAAACGAATGAGTGAGATTCCTTATGGCTATTTCAAGCCTAGCTTGTGGGAAAGTTTTAAACGTATATTTGGGGTGCTGTGATGATTATTATTAAATGGTTTCTGATTATATTCTTTGGAGTAATTGGTGCTTTTTATGGAATTATTGCTATTATAAATTATTCTCCGTGGTTATTTGCTATTATCTTTTTTGGAGTAACATGCCTACCATTTGCATTTATAGCTGCTGATATAGAAAATCTTAAAAAGGAAGGAAAACTGAAATGACAAAACAAGAATTTCTAGCAGCAATGCTATATGCAATTAGACGCTCTTTTATGACCACGCTAGTTGTAACAGATGTAAGATTTGGATCGGCAGAAACTGCTGAAAAATGTATTGAATATCTAGACCCAGAGAAATTTATGGAAGCCCTTGAGGAAGCACTGGAGTATGTGGAATGAATACGAGAGAATGGGACAGCATCAGTATTCTTCACGTTTGTAAGGGAGATATCGAAATTGTATTTAAAAATGGGCAAGATGTTGTAGGAACATTTTCAGCAGATATGCCATTAGGAGTTGGGTGTAATTTAAATATTAGAGGTTTCGAGGGCACAGTGACAGGACCATTTGTGGCCACTCCACAGAAGGCTTTTGACAAGGTGGAGATTGAAATCTCTTGACACTACATAAAATCTAATCTATAATCGCTTCATATTAACGAATTAGGAGAACTAAAATGTATGCAAAAATCAAAGCTGAGTGGGTTGCTGAATTGCGCAGTGGAAAGTATAAACAAGGGCGATGTGTCTTGCGGAGTAGTGATAACAAATTCTGTTGCCTCGGAGTGCTTTGTAATATTCATGCTAAGCATCATCCAGAGTTTGCCAGTAAGCAGAATAATGTCGTGCAAGATGAATGTCTGTCTGGAGATTATAACTTTGAGTATGGTGGAGAAGAGCAGCTTCCTCCTGAAGAAGTGTATAAATGGGCCGGATTGTCAGGAGATGCTAGCGTAAAGCTCGAAGGTACATTTGACACACTGTATAACCATAATGACAGCGGCGTATCATTCAAGAAGATTGCTACTGCTATTGAGAAACAACTTTAAGGATAACTCTAAGGAGAGGAATATGTCTAAATTTAAAATTGGGGACAGAGTGAAATGCGTAGATGCTCCGAGTTGGAGCGCACTGACAGAAAATGAGATTTACACGGTACTTGAAAGAGTATTCAAATGTGATGGCAAGGAAGAAGATTATATTGTTGTGTATGATACTGTAGAAATTCTTGCATCACGATTCCAGCTTGTAGAAGAGCCACAGGCTATTGATTGGTCAAAACCTCTCCAAACTAAGTCTGGAAATCCATTTGAATTGTTTAGTTCTTGTGCGCGTGGAAATTATCCAGTTGTAGGGTATGTTAGCGATCATGAAAACTTAACTAGTTACACTACAGATGGTTATTATGTAGGGCATAATGTGCTACATCCACTTGATCTCCAGAATGTGCCAGAGAAAGCAACTACCGTGGCACGATATGTAAACGTGTGTAAACATGCTGGAAAACTTGTTGCAGGAGAATTACATCCCACTCGTGAAGCTGCAGATATTTGGAAAGATGAGAATCGTGTATCTTGTATGAAGATGGAAGTAACACTTGTTGAGGGACAATTTGATGAGTGAATACTACATGCCAGACAAGGACTTAATTAAAAGTTATGTATGGCACAATGACCGTTGTTTCTTTGTTAGTACGATTGATAGAGAATCGTCTTGCATAGATGGTGGTAGATTTTCAGAAACAATGGTATGGGAGTATAATTGGAACACACAGACGCGAGCTACTAATATTTACCATCAAGATGAAGACTCTAGTGAGCGCATTTCAAGACATATAAGAGTATGCCAAATTCTCTTTGAAACCGGAAAGGTAAGTTATGGAGATAACTGAGACTGCTGGTGGAACTATCCATGATATAGTTGAGCGTGCTAAGAATCACTGTGGCATACTGCGCGTTGAATTTCTAGATTGCGCATTCAATGGTATTTCTTTTCGTGTATCACGTAATAGCAACGAGTATGATATCGCCACAATTTATAATCTGAAACATAAAATTCGTCGGCTTGAGGCCGGGTATAGGGATTAACTATGAGTAAAGCAATTATTGCAGCAATCACTTCTGTCACTCCTATTCCGGGAGCAGACAAGATTCACGTAGCTGTTGTGCTTGGTGAGAATGTTATCGTTAGCAAAGACACAGGAGTAGGATACATTGGTGTGTTCTTCCCCGCAGATACACAACTCTCTGAAGAGTATTGCAAACAGAATAATCTTTTTCGTCGGAGTGAATTGAATTCTGATACAACAAAATCTGGATTCTTTGACGAGAATCGGCGTGTACGAGTGCAGCCATTCTTGAAGGTGAAGAGCCAAGGGTATTTTGCACCATTGTCTAGCTTGTTCTATACAGGACGTGATGGTTATCGAACTCTTGGAGAGACATTTGACACAGTGAATGAGTTTCCAATCTGCTGCAAATACATTAGCCAAGCAACACGAGATAGTATTGCGCGACAAAATCGTCCTAAGCAAGCTAAAGTGTCTGTGACACCATTGTTTGCTAAGCATGTAGATAGTGATCAATTCAAGCACAATGTAGGATTGATTCCTAAAGGTGCTTTGATTCACTTCCATGCTAAAGTTCATGGTACAAGTCATCGCTCAGGATTGACACTGACAAATATAGAACTACCTAAGTGGAAGCAGGTTGTGAATAAGTTTGCAAATGTATTTCCTAACACAGAGTACACACATGTTGTTGGTACACGCAACACAGTGCTAACAGAGAAGAAAGATGGATTTCACGGAAGTGAGCAATTTCGCTTTGATGTAGCCGAGATGCTGAAACCACATATGGTAAATGGTATGACAGTCTATGGTGAGATTGCAGGCTATGCTAATGGTAAGCCAATTATGGCTGTTCACTCTGCTAAGGCTACAAAAGATAAAGCTTTCCAGAAGAAATATGGAGAGAGTATTATCTACAAATATGGCTGCAAAGAGCATGAATACCGCTTCCATGTATACCGTATCACTCAGGCAGATGTGAATGGTGTTAATATAGACTTCACACAGAAGCAGCTTGATCAATGGTGCGCTGATAGGCAGATTCTAGGGCCTGTAGAGGTGCATCCTGCTATTGTTTATGACGGTGATACAGAGAGCTTGCAGAAGCTTGTTGATGGCCTCACAGAGCGTTCTGAGACGCTTGGAGATGATGTGATTGATGGTAGTCATCCTAGTGAGGGAGTTATCCTGCGGATTGATACTGGCAAGCACACTCCATATTTTCTGAAGAGTAAGAGTTATTTCTTCAAAGTGATGGAAGGAATTTGCGAAAGTCTAGACCGAGAAGATGCTGCATGATTAAAAACCTTCTGATAGGCTTCCTATTGTCACTAGCATCAATTTGCCTAGCTTCAGAAAGCCTGCCAGAAATTATTACATTTCCACAAGGAATTGTGGAGGGTGGGCTACCGATGTCCGAAGATGCAATATGCATTGCTTGGACTGTGAAATCTGAAGCAGGAGGAGAACCTGTGAAGGGCAAAAGAGCAATAATCGACGTAATTCTAACACGCATGAGACAAAGAAATATGACAGCATGCCAAGTGCTAAAGGAACCCTTTCAATTTAGCGGGTTCACTAAACACACAAAGCTTCGTGTTACAATTGAACAGTTGACAGAGTTAGAAATGTTGATTAATATGGAGCCTGTTGTGGAGGGATGTAGCAGCTTTCATGCTGTATATGTTCATCCTAAGTGGCATTTGAAATTTTGCAAGAGAGTTGGGCGTCATCTTTTCTATTACTAGGAGGAAGCGAAATGTTGAAGATCACAGATTGGACCAACCCCTCTGAAGCAGAACGTGCCCTAAACGGTCCCGCAGGCTTCAATTGGACTTCATTTGCAATCAAGCCACTGTACAATAGCGTGTACCAGATACAAGGATTTAACACTATTGTATATTATGCAAAATTCGTAAATGGATATTGGATGGATGCTTGTGTGAATGCTCAGGAAGCTGAAGCTAATAACACATTTAGTATGTGTTTAAATCATGATAAGGGTGGTGGATGGTATATTGGTTGGCGGGTAGACAAATGAGTGATATAGTATATAATGCAATGATGTTTGCACGAGATAAACATAAAAACCAAGTTAGAAAATACACAGGAGAGCCTTACATTACACATCTAGCAGAAGTGGCTGCTATCACAGCCAGTGTGTCTGAGTGTGAACAATGTATAGCGACAGCGTGGCTACATGACTGCATGGAGGATCAAGGTGTGCAATATGATGTCCTATTGGCACATTTCGGTTTCACTGTTGCTAAAGGTGTTTGGTGGCTATCGGATATGGAAGTAGGTAATCGGGCACAAAGGAAGGCTGCAGCTTGTGCGAGATTATCAGAAGCTCCAGCACATATCCAAACAATTAAATGTGCAGATTTGATAAGTAATACATCAAGTATTTGTAGACACGACCCGAAATTTGCAGTAATATATTTGGAAGAAAAAATAAAGCTGCTTGAAGTTCTTACTAGAGCAGATAAACGTTTGTTAAATTTAGCTAAGGAGATAGTAAAATGAATGAAATCAAAAAGAAAGCCAACCCTGCAGAATTGGTAGAGCTGCCAACAATTGATCTGAAAGAGTTTGCGCGTCAGAAACTCATCATCCAGAAGCAAGCTTCAATTGACTGCGCTGCAAAGATTCAGTCTATCAAACTTCTATTGACAGAGATCAAAGAACTTGTTACACTGTCTGGAATTACTATAGACTTGCGAGAGTTGAAGTATGATTTTGAGGCTGTTGAAGAGCTGCATCCTGAGTGGAATAGCTCTTCGTATGATTGTTAATATGGACCATACACAAGAAGCTGCAGCAGCTTTGCTGTCGTCAAAATGTGCACAACTTCGTGAATTATTTGACGAGTGTATCAAACTCTCTAACGAATTTAATATAGTGTTTGAGCTTCCATGGGGTGGAGAAGGAAACTCATATGAAGAGGGTTACAGTGTTGGTGGCTTCTATTGTCCAACCGATGATTCTCCGTGGGGCGATAAAGGTTGGCATCCAAGTAATCAAAGTTGTTAATTAAGGAGAAATTGTGCTAGTACTAATCGGAAGCTGTGCATTAGCTTATCATATTGATTTGCCACGAAAACCTGCTGATCTAGACCTCGTTGGCTCGTATGATGAAATCCAAGAATTCATCAATAATCTTGGTGAGAAAGTGTTAGCACAATATCCTATAAATAGTGGTAAGACAGTCTATGTAAAAACAGATAGACGTATTATTGAAGCTGAAGTGGCTTGGCCTGACAGTATGGCTGAGAGACTTAAAGAGTTTGTGCATATGGAGGAAGGTTTTGAGCAAGTTGTGCTAAATGGTACTGATGCATTAATTCCAAGTCTGAACTGTCTTTATATGCTCAAGATGTCTCACCGCTATCTTAAGAATTCTCCCCACTTCGAGAAGACACGACAAGATATTAAGTTGATGAGACAACATGGAGCATTCATACCAGAGAGTGCTTATGAGTTCTACAATCAACGTATGAAAGATACTTATAACTACTCACATCCTAAATTGAATAAATCTAAGGATGAATTCTTCACAGATAATGTGCCATACATCTATGACCATGACTCTATCCACGTGGCAATAAAACATTTAGATAAGCCAGCATACATGTATTTTAAAGTAGATGAAGCTGAAGTGCAATGTAGCAAAAATAAATTTGAAGCCTCCGATGAAAATATTAAATTGCTCAGTGTAGTGGAAGAGTCGATGGTATTGGCAATTGAGCGTAGTTTAGTACCCTATACAGGAAGTATGACGCCCAGAGAAGCATTTGACTATGCACTTTTCAAATGCTGTACGAGCATCTCATCAGGTTGGTGGAGAGAATTTGCTTATGAAAATTATGATGCTGTTAGGCAATTGTATTTAGATGATTATTTTCAGAGGTTTTCTAATGCTCTTTTGGATGGGAGGATTAAGCCTTATCAGAGAGGTAAAGAAGTATTTTACTAGAGATATTCAGAAGATCATCAGGAGTAGCATTAAAACAACATGGACATTCTATAAGCTTGCTACGATTAAAGGTTATGTAGATATCTGGTGGCTTGGAAAGAGTAATGGATATTATTCTGAGAGTGTTTCGTTGTATAAACTTTATGAGAAATTGGAGAAATAATGGCATATATTAATATAAGAGCTATGCTTCCAACTGATGAGGATATTACTGAAATTCAGTTTGGAACTTCAGAGGAGATTCTACATTATGACCGGGCGTCATCTGATTGGTTTAGTGTTATTGATGGCAATGAGGAGATATCAATTCTTATTGAAGATATCGATTATATGATTAAGGCTCTTAATGAGCTTAAGAAGATTACCGGAAAGGATAAGTAATTGATCACAATCGAAGGTAGAGTTGGCATCAAAGCCACAATACTCTGTGATAGCATTTCAGAGGCAAGAATTCGTTTTACTACAATGGAAATTGAGTATCCTCGGATAATACTATCTGAGCTAAATACGCATCGGATGTTACCAAAGAACTCTGCATCCAGTAGAGCTATTCCATTCGAGAAGATGCAGAAGCAGCTTACAGGAATGCCTGTACGATTTGGAGCAGCTAATCCGGGAATGCGGGATGGTGGAGATCATGATGCATATGTGTATAACGACACATATGGAAGCACGCCAGTAGTTGCATGGCATGAGGCTAAACTGGAGGCTATAAAGGTGTCTAGGTCATTCTATGAAGCTGGCTACAGTAAGCAAATTTTTAACCGCCTCACAGAGCCTTGGCAGATGATGAAGACAGTGATTAGCGGCACAGAGTGGGCTAACTTCTTTTGGCTGCGTAATCACAATGCTGCAGATCCTAGTTTGGAAGAATTAGCACGATGTATGAAAGCAGCTATGGCTACTTCTACTCCACAATTTCTAAAAGCTGGAGAATGGCATCTGCCATATGTAGATAGCTTTAATCCGTCATTAGGTTATAAAGGACAGACATTCCATCTCGGAGATGGTGTGCCAATCAGTCTAGATGACGCAATTAAAGTATCCTGTGCACGCTGTGCTGCAGTGAGTTACAGGAACGAAGATTATAGTCTGGCAAAGTGTATTGAAGTGTATGATAAGCTTGTTGGCTCTGATAGGAAGCATGCTAGTGCATTTGAGCATCAGGCTAATCCATGTCAGAAGAGAGTATTGCATAAATTGTTGTCAGGCTGTGTCAATATTCCATCATATCCTAGCACATGGGAAAAAGGAATTAGCCATATGGACAGGAATGAGCAACTGTGGAGTGGACCACTTAAAGGCTGGATTCAATATAGAAAGCTTATTGATGGAGAGAACCACGACAGAATGGAGTGATTATACTGAGGATTAACACTCTGACATTGACAAGTGCCACGAGGTAAGTTATAATCGAATTTTGGAGGAAATATGCCACAAGCAAATGAGTATCTAAGTAGTAGATGGGACGAATGCTCAGCGTGGGCGCAATTAGCTGGAAATTTTCTCGTCAGTAAGGGCGGAATAATTTACCCCACTGAAGAAACTAAAGAAGAGGGTATTTCCGTTGAAGATGATGAGGCTATCGACTACTTATGCCAAGAGTGGGATTATGGTTTTGAGTATAATTGGGGAGACTGAATGGTATATATTGTATGACAAAGTACATAGTCGGAAAAAATCCTTGCAAACGTTGTCGTAAAAATGGACGTGATACCTCTGGAAATAACTTTCACTATTATGGCGAAGGATTAGGAGGCTATTGTCATGCCTGCTTTTATACAGAGTTATCTGACGAACAAAAAGAACAGAAAGGGATTGACAAATATGAATATCAGGACTCCGAAGTGAGTACTAAAGAAATTATCACTCCAGAAGAAATAGAAGCAATCAAGGAGTATACTGGCACATCAGGAAAAGGACAACGAGGGATTACTGACGAGACATACAAGGCTTATGCTTGCCGATTTAAATACAACGAAGAGACTGCAGAAGTTGTTGAGCACTATTATCCTTACACACAAGATTACAAGGCTGCAGGCTTCAAAGTACGGTCTACGCCCGTTAAGGATTTCTATTCAGTAGGAAAGATTGGTAAGAATTCAGAATTATTTGGCCAATGGAAATGGAAAGACCATCAGGCTAAATATGTGTTGTTGTGTGCTGGTGAGATTGATGCAATGAGTGCATTCCAGATGCTTGAGAATTACCGTGTTGGCAAGGGAAGTGATTTTGATGCCACTCCAGTAGTTTCTAGCGCTATCGGTGAATCTGGAAGTTTTAAACAAGTACAATTACAATATGCATGGCTTAATCAGGCACAGCGTATTGTGGTGTGCTACGATAATGACGATGCTGGCAGAGAGGCTGTTAAAAAGCTTGTAGATGTGTTGCCGAAGAATAAGATGTTTGTTATGAAACTTACCCTTAAAGATGCTAATGAGTATCTTACTAAAGGTAAAGAGAAGCAATTCCTTCGAGCTTTCTTTGATGCCGTACCCTACAGTCCAGATGGTATTGTGGGTAGTAGTAGTTTAGGACAGAAGATTCGTGAAGCAGCCGCAATTCCTAAAATACCATTGCCACCATTTATGCACAAAGTACAGAAAGCTATGGCAGCAGGAATACCACTAGGAGTTATTGTCAATCTCGGAAGTGCTTCGGGGACAGGAAAGAGTACAATTGCAGATGAATGCGCATATTTCTGGGTGTTTAATAGTCCACATAAAATTGGTGTACTCTCACTAGAATCTGATAGTGGGCAATATGGCACAAAGATACTGTCTCGCCATGTCGGTAGGAAGATAGACCTTATTGAGTCTGTTGAAGATAAGCTTTCGTTCCTTAACTCTCCTGAAGTGTTGAGGAGGGAGGAAGAGTTGTGGAAGCAGCCCGATGGCACAGATCGTTGGCATCTTATTGAAGATAGGGATGGCGGATTAGAATCAATTAAATCTCTTATCATGGAATTGATTGTGTCTTGCGAATGTAAGGTGATTATCATTGACCCTCTTCAAGATTTGATGGACGGATTGAGTAATGAAGAGCAGGCAGTGTTCCAGAGATGGATGAAGGGTATCTTGAAATCTCATGGGGTGACATTTATCAATATTAATCACACGAGAAAAACACCACAAGGTGGTAAGCAAGGAAGCACTGGTGCAGACTTACATGAAGAAGACTTTCTTGGAAGTTCTAGCATATTCAAAAGTGCAGCATGTAATCTCCTGTTCACTCGAAATAAAGAGGCCGATGAAGATCTAGAAAAGAACACAACTTACATGAAGATGACTAAATGTCGCTGGTCTGGAAATACAGGAATGGTTGGCCAATACTACTATGATAATGCTACTCATACCTTGTATGATAAAGATGACTGGCTTGGATTGAAAGGTATGTCATTTGGAAGCGAGACATTCAAACCAAACAAAGCTTGACATCCTCAACAATTAAATATAGAATACAAACATCAGATTACACACAGGAGAAATGAATGTCAGAGTTTAAGAATACGAAGATCTACTTTACCACACCATTAGAGTGTGAACAAGCACAACAAGCTCTTTTTACACTTGGGCATTATTGGGCAGATCACACTCCGGGCGAACAACGCCAATTTCTTTCTGAAGATAAAAATAATATTATTTATAAGCAGGGTTATATTTACTCTGATGAGAATTGCAAGATGACGTATTCAAGTGAGAAATTCCATGATTCAGACACTTGTAATAGTTACAAAAATTTAACATCATATAGTCTTGGATTCTTACTTACGTGTGCCAAAGCCTTCAAAGAGAAAAAGAAAACTGATTACAAAGCCCACAAAGCTGCGAAACGCTTGGCGCGATTTGCAGGATGCTATTTTGTTGTTGAGAATAAAGAAGAGAGTGATATGGTGCAGAGGGCTTTATTTACATTAGGATTAGAGTGGGGTTTTGGCAAACAGGAAAAAACTTTTTATAACGAGAATTATCCTATTGCGATTAGCGTTAACCGAGATGGCAGTTTGAGTTTCTCGAATAATGCTATCAAGCCTGTGTGGAACACAGAATATAAGCAAGCCTTCCAAATAGCATTATTCGAGGCAGCAGGAATGCTTCCAAAGAAGGTTAAGAAATCTAAAGCTGACAAGGACGGTTGGATTGAATGGAATGCTACTGAGGGTAGTGAGTGTCCTGTACCACCTGACACTTTGGTGCAAGTATATCTGAATGGAAATCTTTACACTGATACTTCATATCGTGCTGAAGATTTCCATTGGTGTAGTTTTGATTTTGAAAATAGAGAACAGGAAATCACATCCTATCGTATCGTAGAAGAACAACCTATGCAGAATAACTCCTTGACAATTGACGAGATGGTGGATAAGATGATTGAGGATGGAGATGCTGTGCATAAGGAGAATTTCACTCCGTTTGTGGCTGAGGAATACTTAGGGACACCAGAGGAATCTAATGCTTATGAAGAAGCATTAAATGTAATGCCAGTTAATCCTAAGACAGCTTTTGGACAAGCGAAGCTTCCACTTCATCTGTGGTCGCCTCTTGCGACAGCTTATGGATCTCTGGGAATGTTGAACGGCGGCAAATATGGATACGGCAATTTCAAAGCAACCCCTGTTCCAGCTTCTATTTATATTGCAGCAATCCAGCGACATTTTAGTGCTTGGATGGAGGGGCAAGAATATGATCCTGCTGATGGAGTCCCTCATCTTGGGGCTGTATTGGCAAATGTAGCGATTTTGTTGGAGGCACGTTCTGTGGGCAGTCTTATTGATGATCGACAAATTAGTGGTGGGTATAACCAAGAATCTGAAGCATTGTCTAAGATTGCACAAAGTGTACAGAAGTTGCATGCAGATAAAACGCCACGTCATTATACGATCAAGGATAATAAGGAATATAATGGATAAACTTACAATTAAGAATTTTGCAAATCATTTACAATTCCTGTGTTATGAAGCTTCTCATGCTGCAGGATGGTGGCACGACAAAGATGGGAAATTTCTAGCATATGAGCCTCTTATGTTTAGTAATAAAATTGCACTTTGTCATTCAGAGTTATCAGAGGCTCTCGAAGGAGATAGAACAGGGGAGAGGGATAAACATTTGCCACATAGGCTTTGTTCAGAGGTAGAACTTGCTGATGCGCTTATTCGTATCTTTGATCTTGCTGGAGCATATGGATTTGATATTGGAGGAGCTATGGCTGAGAAGATGGAATACAATAAGAAGCGACTAGACCACAAGAAAGAATCTCGTGAAGCTGAGGGTGGGAAGAAGTATTGATGAGCGAAGATATTAATTGGCACGATTGGTTTTATTACGACGAGACAAGTCCTTCTTGTTTGAGGTGGAAGATAACTCGCCACAAGGGAAGATCCTATAGGCAGATAGCTACATTGAAAGACAGTATAGCAGGATGCCAAAGAAATCTCAAAGATTTGCCAAATCAAAAATATTGGAGAGTAAAATTATTTTCAAAGACTAGACAGGTTCATAGAGTTATATATGAAATGCACAATGGAAAAATTGCGAATGGATTTGTTGTGGACCACATTAATAAAAATGCTGCTGATAACACAATAACTAATCTGAGAATTGTGACACAAGCAGTAAATGGAAGAAATAAACACAGGTCTATCAACAACTCATCAGGCATTACAGGAACATACTTACGCTCAGATGTCCGAGGTAATAATGTATATAAAAGCGCAAGAACAGAATGGTATGACCTCGATGGAAATAAAAGAAGCAAATCATTTTCATTTAAGAAGTATGGAAAAGACGCAGCAATAAAGATGGCGGTAAATGCAAGGCAATCCGCTATAGATGAAATGAATCGCCTTGGAGCAGGTTACACAGAACGCCACGGAAAGGAATAACTATGCGAAGCGGGATACTTTTACAGTCTGGGCAATTTTATGATTATCTGGAGCCAGAGAAAAATTGTTGGGAAATTGAGGATGTAGCTCTTGCACTCTCCAATCAGTCAAGATATGCAGGCCATGTAGATAAGTTTTTTTCGATTGCTCAGCATTGCGTGTTTGTTAGTGAGATAATTGATCCTGCTTATGCGTTGGATGGACTTTTACATGACGCAAGTGAAGCGTTTCTAACGGATCTGCCCTCGCCGCTCAAAGCACTATTGAAAGACTATCGTGAATTAGAAAAGATTCACGAGAAGGAAATTTTCAGGCGTTACAATCTTGAGTACCCAATGCGACCTGAAGTACACATTGCAGATAGAGAGGCACTTTTGGTTGAAGTGCTTAATTTTAAACCTCCAAGCGAACATTGGGATTTTTTGGACGGTACATTTATTTGGGATGTAAAGCTCAAACCTTGGAGTCCTAAAAAAGCACGAGAGGAATTCCTTAAAAGGTACTATGAACTTACTAACCAGCGCTACATGACTACATTACATTAGGAGCAAACATGATTATAATTAGCGTTGTTTGGCTGTTAGCGTGTCTTCTGGTTAGTCCTCCAGTTATCACATTCACTGCAGGATTAGTCATTGCATTGGGAGCTGATTGGTGGAATAATCGGCCATATTATGAGGTTGTGGAGGATGGAGAAGAGGAGGAGTAGATGGCTTTTTATGCCTCGGATATAGAAACAAGTGGTTTGTTGGAGGATATGAAGAAGCAGGAAAACCCTAAGCTGCATAACATCTGCAGCTTAGCAATTGACTCTAATGAATGCATTTTAATTGAAGGCTCTGACAAGAATGCTGTGCAGAATTGGCTTGACCAAGGGCACACGTTTATCATACATAATGGTAAGATGTTTGATGGCGAAGCTTTAACCCTTCTTGGATATGATATTAGTAAGATCAAAATAATTGACACACTGGCACTTAGCTGGTATCTAGAACCAACTCGCATAAAACATGGCCTTGGTGAGTATGGTGAAGAATTTGGAATTCCTAAGCTTGTAATTGAAGATTGGGAGAATCAAACTCAGGAAGAATATAATCATCGTGTCAAAGAAGACTGCAAGATTCAGAAAATGCTCTGGATTAGACAAGTCAAACGATTGAAGCAAATTATTGGCGACGATCAGAGAGACTTTGATCGTATTATCAATTATCTCATGCAAAAGATGGAAGAATATCGTCAGCAGCAAGTGAACAAGTTTACACTAGACGTTACGGCTGCGGAAGAATTGCAATTGCAGCTTGAGAAAGAGATTGAGATTAAGGTGGAAGCTCTGAAAGAAGTGATGCCTAAAGTTCCTGTCACAGCTAAGCGTAAACGGCCTGCCAAACCATTTAAAAAGAATGGTGATCTCTCAGCATCAGGAGAGAATTGGAAGGCTCTGACAGAGGGCTTAGGGCTTCCATTTGAGCATAAAGATGATATAGAAGTCGTTCTTTCTTATAAGATTGGTAATCCCTCTAGCCATACACAAATGAAAGCTTGGCTAGATTCGCTAGGGTGGATTCCAGAAACATTCAAATATGTTAAAGATGACGATGGCGAAGTGAGGAATATCCCACAGATCAATCTCAAAGGTGGGGAGATTTGCCAGTCTGTCAAAGATCTGCTTCCTAAATGTGCAGGAATAGAGTATATTGCAGGATTGGGAATTCTTAACCATAGGAATAGCCTTGTAAAAGGATTCTTGCGAGATCAAATTGACGGTGAACTTTTTGCAGATATTGGTGGTCTGACAAATACTTTAAGAATTCAGCATCGCCAAATCGTGAATCTGCCAAGTGTTCGTGTGAAATATGGAGAAGAGATTCGAGGGCTACTAATTGCACGTTCCGGTAAAGTGTTACTTGGTTCAGATCTATCATCCTTAGAAGACAGGCTCAAGCACCATTTTCAGATGCCGATTGATCCCAAGTATGTGAAAACTCAGATGGAGGATGGATTTGACCCACATATGACGATTGCTGTGGCTGCAGGTTTGATGTCTCCAGCCGAGATGGAATTCTATAAATGGTATAAGAGGAAACATAAATGACAGCACTTACATTATCAGATATGACCAATCTTCCTGAGAAAGAGCAAGAAGAATTATTCAAGAGGCTTGATGCAGTGAGGGCTACAGGAAAATCCACAAATTATGCGTGCCAATATGGCAGTGGAGTAAAAACTCTTGCCAGAACAGCTAAGATTGAAACGTCTCTTGCAAAACAGCTTCATGCAGGGTATCATAAGTTGAATTGGAGTATTGGACAAATATCGAAGATGACTCATGTTGTGAATACATCTTCGGGCATGTGGCAATATAATCCTATTTCTAAGATGTACTATTCATTACGCGCAGATAAGGATAGGTTTTCAACGCTGATTCAGGGAACTGGTGCGTATATTCTAGATTTGTGGCTATACTATTGCGAAAGGCTTGCAAAGCAGAGGGGTCTGGAGTATAATTTAGCATTTCAAGCACACGATGAGCTAGTCCTTTCTATTGATGAAGATAAGCAAGAGGTGTATAGGCAACTTGTTGCAGACTCGCTTCAAAAAGTAAATGATCAGTTAAAATTGAATCGTGAGTTAGCTTGTGAAATAAATTTTGGAAAAAAATATTCAGATATTCATTGAGGAGAACTAAATGGCATATGTAGATTTTTACACCCTTGGATATAGAAGCTATGAAGCAGGAAAATCAATGTACGACTTCCCCTCTACATTATCAGAGTACGAACGGGAGGAATTTGTTGCAGGCTTCCGCCAAGCACAATCCGACTATAAATTTGACTATCAATAAGGACTTCCATGAGCAAAATTGACGTACCAACACTAAACAAATTTGAATACCCTAAGCATTTCACAGCTACAAATGACATCACAGGAGCTTTGATCAAGACACGAACAGATGGTCAAAGCAATTACGCATCAGGATGGGACTTACTTTGGGGCAAAGGTAAACAAAATGACCTTGACAATACTGATGCTAATGTGTTACCATCTGTGGATGGATCTCTGGAGTTATCCGATAAGATGAAAAAAGTGGCTTATGGAAGAGGTTACAATTCTTATGTGTACAGATTTGAATCTAACCCATATAATAGAAATATAGAGCCATTCCTGTATCATGAATTTGAAAGTGGTTACAAATATGCTAGAACGTATTTTGGAGTATAATATTTGGGTCGGCACCTCTATAATCTTAAGTTTAGAACAGGAGTAGTAATGGAACACTTAGACAACTTCGCAGTGATACTTGTTATAGTAGGCATCTTTGGCATCAACATAGCAAACGTGATGCCATACAGTGAGCAATCGTGCAAGTTTTATAAGTGCTCTGTTAATACGATTCTAGCCGGAACTGTTCTACTAATTATTTGTTATATTATGCACCTATGAAAAAACGTCTTAGAAAAGCAACAGCCGCAAAAATGCTTGCTGCAGCAACAGAAGTTGTGTTAGAGTGTAGAGCTAGGCAAGGTAAATCAGGAAAACCAGAGTATGTGCTGTTTGAATTCAATAACGGAGTGGAATTTGCAAAGGATTTTCCTGCTAAGAAGAGAGTTGAGCGAACAGAAACCACAGCAGTGTGGAAACTTCCTGCAACAAAATTACTAGATTGGCTTTACAAACATAAATATTCAGAGTATGATACAGCTATGTTGATTAGATACACAACAAAATTTGAGCGAGAGTTTAGGAAACTTGAGCGAATGTTTGAAGATTAATTTATGCGTATTGGCACATAAATTACCACAAGTTCATTAGAATATGATGTTAGACGCATAAATTAGGAGATAATATGTCAGATGCTTATAATGAAGGAGTTCAAGACTTCGAGGATGGTGTTGCGTATGAAGATAACGGGTATGAGAAAGGCACTGAAGAGTATGATGACTGGACTGATGGATGGCTTGATGCAGAAGGTGCTTCTTATGAGAAACCAGAGTATGACACTCATTGGCAGACTACGTGGAGTGGGTATTACCACGATTATGAAAACACAGACATCGGAGACTACCTAGAGTGAGGATTAACCTAGACGACATAGTTGCTATTGCAAACTACGAAGTCCTAATAGCAGCAGGTATCAGCAAGAAAACTATTGATGACAATAAGCTCATTGGAGAAACATTTATTGTTGACAATATAAACCTTGATAAACGGCTATCGCATGGCCCTTATTCAGAGGGAAGTACAGTTTACAACGGAAGATACATTCCGATTAAAGCACTGAAACATGCAGAATTGTATGATGGAGACAAAATACAGAATTCCGAGAATGTCTTTTATATTCCTCGAAAGAAATAAAATATTTAGCTTGACACGGGAAATAAATTGAAGTATAATAGCAAGACAAGGAACTAATATAGGACTGTAGCTGAATGAAACAGCAATCGATTTCTACTCGATAGCATGCAGGTTTGAGTCCTGTCAGTCCTGCCAATATTTGGGCCTTTAACATAATTGGTGAATGTATCGAACTCATAATTCGGAGAGTGCTGGTTCAAGTCCAGCAAGGCCCACCAAGCTTCAGATGAATGTGTAGACTGATACACGAGTAAGATTGACCTGTGAGAGCAGTATAAGGAGGGATAAACAAGTAGAGCCAGTGTAACCCTTGTTTTCTTATCTATATATACTCTAAGTAATTCGAAATTGGCATTGGGAACTGGACCTGATGTAGAGAGAATACGCATCTCCTTCAATTAACACAGGATGCAGGAATTACAGTACCTGCCATCTGATTTAAATTCAACATTGTCCAACGACAATAACATCCGTGCTGATTATGCACACTAACATAAAGGAAAACACTATGGCATTTACACCGAAGTCAAATAGACCAGAAACAGATCCAGCAGATCGTAAACCATTCGTAACAATCACTCCAGAAGATGGCCTGCAGCCAGTGCACGTAGGCTTGCTTGTCAATCTAGGAATGCACAAGAAGCTGCCAAAGTTTGCAAAAGATTCTAATGGAAAACGGGAACAAGATGAAGATGGAAATGACAAGATTCTCTTTCCCAAAGAAGGAAAAGACCTTGAGCAACGTGTTGGAGTGTATGTAGACTTGCTTACACAGACGCACGACTATGAAGGTGACATTGGTGTCAAGAATATTCGCTTGCCATTGCATCAAGTGATGCGCGGAGTGAGTGAAGGTGTTAACTTTGTCACAGTGGCTCCTCGTACACCAGATGGTGAGTATATCAAGGGAAAACCTTGGAGTCTTGCTTCTACTTCTATCTGGAAGAAGATTGCAGATAGCGCTAAAGACGAATCAGGAAATAAGCTTTCAGATAAAATTTTTAAAGCTGATTACAAGAATCCTAATCACAACAACATTGATTTGTTGCTTGGCAAGCCATTCATGTACAATGTAGAAGTTACTGAGACTACAAAAGAAGATAATAAATATGTCAATGTCAAGCTTAAATCACCAGTACCTTTGATGAAGGGTATGAATGCTCCAGAAGCTCTTATTCCTGCTATTTCAATTGGGTTCGATGATGAAGACCTGCTGGAAGTCAAGGAAGAACTCGGGAATGTTGCTAAGTTTGATTTGATTCGTTTGGCTGATTTGCGGAAGATTGTGTTGGCTGACGACTATGCTGGCACTAAGATGCAAGAAGCCATTCAAGAACGAATGGACGAGAAAGAACTTATTGAAAAAGCTAAGGAAATTCATCAGAAGAATATTGAGAATGATAAAGACCTCAATGAGATTAAGGATAAGCATCCTGAAGCATTTGGCGGTAGTGTTAAGCCTGCTAAGAGTGTAGAGAAGAAAGTGGAGAGTAAGAAGCCTGCTGTTGTCGAAGAAGAGGATCTTAGCGAAGCGCCGTTTTGATATTGAATAGTAAATAATTTACAGCCCGTTACTCGTAAGGGTAACGGGCATTTCTTTTGAAAGGAATACATATGCCTGACATCAGTAAATGCCAGAGTGTTGAGTGCCCTAAGCGATTAGAGTGCTATAGATATACATCGGAGCCTAGCCAGTACCTTCAATCCTACTTCATTGACACTCCATGCGATATTGACCACGGAAGTTTTGATTATTTTTGGGATAATAAGGGATATGCTGTCGGTGTCTTGAAGGAAGTTAAATGACACGCTTGGTATTCGATATCGACTCAATTTTGTATGATGCAGCCTCTGCAGTAGAGGACAGATTCATAACAGCTATGCATGTGCCAACTGGAAAAGTGATGGAACTTGCTAATCGTACTGAGCTGTATGGCTCGTGGCGAAAGAAGGATGGAGGATTTATTGCAGCACAGAATGAGCTACTTGGTAGTGTTGTGTACAAAGCTGATGACTTTGAGATAGTGGATGGTCAACGTTTGAAAGAGTTCACAGTTACCAAGGGCTATGGTGGATCTAATGTCAAGCCATTCTCTGCGCTAAGTTGTGCTAAGAATATTATCGACAAGAAGATTAGTGATATTTGTGAGAAACTTAATTGTTATGATTATTTCGGATACACAGGTACAGGTGACACATTTAGAACTGAGTTGGCTACTTTACTTCCATACAAGGGGCAGAGATCTACTATGCGCCCTTTGTTGCTTAGCGAGTTGAAGCAGTATGTGATTGATAGGCATCACTGTGAGATGGTTACTTATTTGGAGGCCGATGATGTAGTAAGCATTGCCACTGTTGAAGGCTATAAGAAGTGGAAGAAGTCTAGAGATGATAAGGATATGGTAATTGCTTGTGGAGTTGATAAAGATATGAAACAAGTTGAAGGCTGGCTGTATAATATAAGTAAAGATGACGGTCCATATCTTATTGAAGGATTTGGTAGTTTGTGGCTTGATGAAAAAGGAGATGTAGACGGTGGCGGACGTGTATTTCTATATTGGCAAATGTTATCTGGCGACCAAGCAGATAATTATAAAGCTAATTGTTTTAGTGATGTTACATATGGCGAAAAAGCAGCTTATAAAGACCTCAAGGATTGCACCAACGACAAGCAGGCGTTTGAGGCGATGGTCAGAGTATTCAAACGAATGTACCCAGAACCAAAAGTCATCACTGGCTGCAAAGGAGAAGTTAAAATAAATTGGTATTTTGTAATGAATGAGATGTTCCAATTAGCGAGAATGCTTAGATGGAAAGATGATTCTGTTGATTTAAAAGATGTGTTAACTAAGATGGGAATCTCTCATGAATAAAGAGCCATGGAAAGTAGAAGGAGTTCCTTGGAAAACTGAAGCTGCTTTCTGGAGTTGGGTGCGCGGAGTGTTGCGCAAAGGTTGGTCCAAACACCCTGTCAAGCTAGAATATATTAAGAATCACAGAAAGCGCATTACTAACCCTAAAGCGGATTCCAGAAAAAGATTCCCAGAGGTATGGGGAGGAGAGTGTGAAATATGCCACAAAGATTTTGCACAGAGCGAATTAGAAGTTGACCATAAAGGGGATGCAGGAACTTTTAGAGGACTCTCTGACGTAGAGAAATATATAGCGCACTTATTCTTAGTGGATTTTGAGTCTCTTAGGCTAGTGTGTAAACCTTGTCACAAAATTGTAAGCCACAGTCAAAAAATAGGAAGTAGCTTTGAAGAAGCTAGGATCGAGAAAGAGATAATTTCTTTAATGAAATCAAAAGATTTGCTTGACTTTCTAGCTAAACATGGCTATAGTGAAACATCAGTAAGCAACATAGCTAAAAGGAAAGCCTTAGTGACTAAAATATTAAAAGGAGAGAATTGATGGTTTACACGGAAGAGAATTTGCCGAAGGAATTCAAGTTTAAGAATCTAAATACAAATACAGTAACTAGGGCTAACACAGATAATGGGCGTGTATTTTGTACATGGCAAGCTGGCAGCGAGAATTTCCTGCGCCATATGGATTATCCTGTTGCAAAAGTATGTAAATGGCTCAATAGCGAAGAATATGAAATGTGCCCTCCTCCTAATGGAGTAGACACCAATGGAAATAAAATTCATTTCGGGACTGATGATTTGAAATATGGTATGAGAGTGAAGACTGCAAAAGGTGATGTTGGAGTTATATTACATAGTGTACAAGAAGATTCGCCTTGGAGTGGTTTGCAATTGTTCTATACTAGCTATGTGGACTGGAATAGTATTACATTTGATGTGACCAATACGTCTCAAAGTAATATTGTTGAAGTTTACAAAGTCAGGTACAATTCTCGCCTACTGAATAGTGAAATTGTTGGCTATGACGAGCTTATCTGGAAATATGTAGACTTTGAGGTTGAAGCCGCGCAGGAAAAGAAGCATAAACTCAACGCACTGTCAACTGAATATGACAGACTTGAAAACCAGATTGTTGAGATTTCACAAGCTAAAGAGAAAGTCTATCAAGAATATTGTAAGCTGAAGGATTCTAACTAAAAGGAGCCAACATTGCAAAATGAATACAAAGAATGGCAAAATGATGCAATAACTTTAGCGAAGACAGGTGTTCCTAGCTGGAGGCAGATTGCTAAGCTTCTTAAGATGCCCCGAAGTACTGTGTCGGATTTTTTGCGTGAGTATTTTAAGATGAAGGAAGAAGCTGCTAATGAGGAGGTTGTGCAGTCTATCACTACTCCTAAGCAAGAGAAAGGTGTTACTCACCTAGTAATTCCAGACAGCCAAGTTAGGCCGGGAATAAAACTAGACTTCCTTCATTGGATTGGCATGTACATTGTGCGTAAACGACCTGATGTTATTGTTCACCTTGGTGACTTTGGGGATATGGAAAGTTTGAGTAGCTATGATAAAGGTAAACGTTCTGCTGAAGGTAAGCGCATACAAGCTGATATTGAGTGTACAAAAGAAGCTATCAAAATTCTTCTAGCTCCACTAAAGGCACTTCAAGCTAAACAAAAAGCAGCAGGAGAGAGTGTGTACAATCCTCGGAAGATAATTTTGTATGGTAATCATGAGGACAGGATTAGCAGGCATGTAGATGCGAACCCAGAGATGTACGGTTTTCTGAATTTAGAGTCATTAGGGTATGAAGAGGCTGGATGGGAGACAGTACCATTCTTAACCCCTATTGAAATCGATGGTGTGAATTACTGCCATTATTTTCCTAATGTCATGACTGGAAAGGCTATGACAGGTACTGCACAAAATATGTTGAAAACTATTGGTAAATCATTTACAATGGGACATAGACAGACATTAGATGTCACAACTAGGTTCTTGCCTACGGATGGAAGTCAGCAGTGGGGTTTGATTGCAGGAGCAGGGTATCCACACGATGAGCATTATAAGGGAGTGCAGGGAAATAAGCACTGGCGTGGAATCATCTTGAAGCACAATGTGCGAAATGGAAGCTATGATCCATTGTTTATTAGTTTGGATTGGCTTGAACGAGAATATGGAGGAACAAATGACTGAAAAAGAATACAACAAAGCTCTAGCACTTCTTGGTGCAACCAAATGTCTATCTGATCACACAGCACAGCAATTCATTGCGATTGTCGAGAAAATGGAAGAGATGCTGAATGAAACAGATATGGATGATTACTTTGGAACAGAGGGTTGGAAGCATCGTTTGTTTGATGAATAACTAAAGGAGAACAAAATGGCAAGTATTAGTGTAGTGGGACCACTAGACAATAAAGATATCACAGAAATTATCTATGAAAAAGGTGGAGATGCAATTGAGAAATATGAAGGTGGAGTGGGCTTTCCAGATTCTTGTATCTCAGCTGAAGAATTAGATGGCTTTATCCTAGCATTGCAAAAGGCTAAGGAGATTTGGTTTCAACCAAAGACACCAGCGGCTAAGAAACCTGTTGTAAAGAAACCTGCACCCAAAAAGCCTATTGCAAAGAAGTAATCATGGAGACAATTCTTCAAGCTGCAATTCAAATAGGCCATTCATTTCCGGCTACAGCCTTCTTCCGTTCTGACGGAAGAGTGGAAATAAAAAGCCATACAGGAATGACAACATTAATCGAATATTACATTGGCGGTATTAGTAGCATGTTTGACAATGAAGGCTTTAGTCTATTTGAAAAGAATATTGAAGATAAACAAGATTACCAATATGGAGTGCCCTATCTTGCTAATGAGATGCCAATTTTCAAGAACTGGCTTATCCAGCAGCAACTAATATTTCCAACGTTCGCATAGTATAAAGGAACAAATATGACAGAAGAAACACACGTAACAGAAGAAAATGTGGACAATCAGCTTGGCCTTGCATTTGAGATGCTCTCAGACGCGATTACAGCCTTTGAGGACAACGATAAGGAAGAGTTGCTACGTGGGGCAGGGAATCTCTATGGAACGGCCACAGCGCTTCTAATGATGCTTAACGAGCTTGGCTACAATACAACAGAAGCTATTGCACGAGCTAATACTAATACACCACCAACATTTGATGGACTTGATTTGAGTGACTTGCTTCCGAAGGAGGCTTGATATGTCTAAGATTATCTCTGTAGAAGATCTCAAGTTGATTCCAGAGTTGTCACATCTCAGAACCTTAGACTTTATTGACCCAAAGAATGCAGACTTGATAGCACCATTTCTGAAGATCATTGGAATGGATATGGAATTTCCAATTGAGTTTATTGCTTGTCAACACAGGACTCTGCAAGGCAAGGTTGTTGTTTCATATCAACTTGTAGGAAGCGTAGAATGCAATGACTCTTTCCTAAGCAGCAGCTTTGCCTCTGTAGAAGACCGTATTATTGCTGCAGCCTATCGAGATCTAAGCCTTGCACAAGAACTTGGCCTGTCCCAAACATCAAGCCGGGACTATGGAGATTCTTTGCAAGAAGGCTTTCCTCCTGAATTGTGCAATCCTGACGAGAAAGAAATACTTGCTCAGATTCAAATTCTTAAGGATTTGTTATTTCTTGCACGAGGGAATCCTAATAAGAATGACGGCAGTTTGAAATTATTTCATGAGGCGAATACTCTGGAGCCAGATGGTAAGCGCCGTAAGAAAAGTGTTGCAAATATTGTGGTTTAGTGGTATAATTATAGTTCGATTAATGAGGCCGACTTACAGTCGGCCTTTGTTTTCTAAAGGGAATTATGACAACAGAAAAACAAGATGTAGTAACGCCATTCTCTACAGTAGGTTATTTGACATACAAGAGGACTTACGCAAGACGACTAGATGAGCAAGATATTAACAGCCCCACAGAAGAGTTTAAAGACACTGTAGAGCGGGTTATTAAGGCATCTAATACACAATTAGGTGTAGGCTTCACAGAAGATGAAGAAGACCGATTGCGCAAATATATGTTAGGGCTGAAAGGAACAGTGGCTGGGAGATTCTTATGGCAACTCGGAACATCAACAGTGGATAGTCTAGGACTTGCAAGTTTGCAAAATTGTAGTTTTGTAGTAATTGATGAGCCTGTAAGGCCTTTCACTTGGGCAATGGATATGTTAATGTTAGGTTCTGGCGTTGGCTACAATTTACAAAAAGTCAATGTTGACAAGCTTCCAATGGTGAATCAAGAATTTAAAGCTCCAGTGAGAACTGATGAAGCAGGGGCTGATTATATTGTTCCAGACACGCGCCAAGGATGGATTGCATTGTTGGCTAAGACATTGAAGGCTGCATTCCTCAGCACTAAAGAAGAGCCTGCATTTTCATATTCAACTCAATTGATCCGTGGTAAGGGTGCTCCAATCAAAGGCTTTGGAGGTACGGCATCAGGCCCAGAAGATTTATGTTGGGGTATTAATAGAATTAGTGATGTGCTGATGAAGCGTGCAGGAAAGAAAATTAGGCCAATTGATGCCCTAGATATCATGAATATCATTGGCGCAGTAGTAGTGGCAGGAAACGTCCGAAGATCGGCCCAAATCGCAATTGGAGATGCTGATGATGTTGAGTACCTTCTAGCTAAGCGTTGGGACATGGGTAGCATTCCTTCATGGCGTGCAATGAGTAATAATTCTGTAGTATGTAATGACGTCAAAGATCTTCATGACTATTTTTGGGATGGTTATGAGGGTAAAGGTGAACCCTACGGGTTGATCAATTTGAAGTTGTCACGGAAGATGGGAAGACTCGGAGAGACAGAGTATCCTGACCCAGATGTGCAAGGCTACAATCCGTTAATGTTAGCGGCCTAAAGAGGGAACTCTTTTTGAATAATCCGAATTACGGGGGAAATCTAGAACAGATAATCCCGTCGCAACACTGGCTGTAAATAGCTATAGAGGCGCGAGAGACTGACAAGGAAGCAGAAGATCCTGCTATGATACAGTCCGTTCTATATGGGGACATATAGAGATTAGCAGAAATGACTAGTCCCTGATAAATCAGAGTAACAAATAAGGTGCAGAACAAGGTTTGGCAAATCATGAAACATGCTGTCTAGCTGAAGTATTTCTTCCTAATATAGAATCCAAGGAAGAACTAAATGATGTGATACAACTGCTCTATCGTGTGTGTAAACATAGCTTACTCCTCTCATGCCATGCTAAGGAGACAGAAGCTATTGTGCATAAAAATATGCGCATGGGTATTGGTATGACAGGTATTCTACAAGCTTCAGAAGAGCAGCGAGGATGGCTTAAAGATGCATATGTAGAGTTGCGTAAGTTTGACAAAGAGTACTCAGAAAAACATGGATTGAATGTTAGTGTAAAGTTAACTACTGTGAAGCCGAGTGGAACGCTATCTCTCCTTCCCGGCGTAACTCCCGGCATCCATCCAGCGTACTCACAGTACATGATTAGGCGTATTCGTATCATGTCAGATCATCCTCTTGTGCAGGTTTGTAGAGACCATGGATACCCTGTCGAGTATCAGCAGAACTTCGATGGCTCAGAAGATAGGAGTACAGTAGTAGTAGCATTTCCCTTCAGCTATCCAGAGGGAACAGTAATGGCAAATGATATGAGTGCATTAGATCAATTAGCTGCTGTGAAACACATGCAAGAAGTCTGGAGTGACAATTCTGTATCTTGCACTGTTTATTATAAAAAAGAAGAACTTCCTGAGATTAAGAAATACCTTACAAAGAATTACAAGGCAAATCATAAATCTCTGTCGTTCCTTCTGCACAGTGACCACGGATTTAAACAGGCCCCATTTGAGGCTGTTACAAAAGAGGTATATGAGCAACTGCTGGCATCTGTTAAACTAATAACCTCTATTAGTAGTGCTGAATTTATTGGAGGAGAAGAGTGTGCTGGTGGCATGTGTCCAATCAAGTAATTTAACAAGGAACTCAATGGTAACAGATATGTTCGGAACAGAAGTAAAAGACGGTGACTACATTGCTTATGCATTAGTCTCAGGCCGCAGCGCTAACCAATGTGTATATAGAATTATTGATACATCAGGAGCACCTTCTGTGTTGGTTGAAACAATTAAGCGAAGCTATGGCGATTTTGCAATAAATAAACGTAGTAACATTGCTATGATTGAAGAAAGAGGCGTTAAGCTGGAAGGATTTATTCCTCCGAAGAAGAAATATTAAAATAGCGGCTCCCTATCAAAGATAGGGAGCTTTTATTTTGAAATAATGCTTGACATAGATACTAATGTGAGCTATGATTCACTCTAAATAAAGAACAGGAGGTACAATTGATAATTTCCCTCGACTACGATGACACATATACACGAGATCCAGAAGCGTGGGATGTATTCATCAAGTTATTCCGAAGCCGTGGGCACAAGGTGTATATTGTCTCTTGGAGATGTAATGGCTATGAAGCAGAGCCCGTTAAAGTTGCATTAGATGCAAAAGTTGATGCAATGTATTTTACAGGAAGGAAGGCTAAGCAGAAATTTATGTTTGACCAAGGAATGCGTATTGATGTGTGGATTGATGACATGCCAATGGCAATTATGTTCGATGATAATTCTAGACATTTTATTTGAGGAGATAAATATTTATGAAACTTCCTACTCGTGGCCTATATAGCATAGTTCCAGCAGCTTTGGTCTATCTAGCGGCAGCGTTTATTTGTGCAGACTTCAATATATCAAATTGGCTCGTGCAAGGTAGATTTATTACGGTGGCCCTGATGCTTATTGTTGCAGGCTTTGGACAAATAGTGCATGATGCTTATTAAGGAGGAATAATGTACATTCTAATTTTTGAAGATGACTTGTCAGCTACAATTCGCTCTAATGACATTCCTGCAGGAGCTTTTGAAGCTGTAGAAAAAGGTCTTGCAACATTACTTGATACTACTAGACATCCCACTGAAGTATTACAATGGCTCGATGGATTCTGGTTTCCTGTGGAGGATTTTGAATATGCAGCCTATTAAGACTTCTATTAGCCGGAATACACGGGAAGGGTGGTATGCTGGAAAGACATACAGGCTTGGCAGACATTTCAGAACTAAGCTCCGTATGATATCATTAAGAAATTGTTACAGTGTGAATTCAGATGCACTCGTGAAAGAATGTCTAGACTACTTCAATGGAATTACTAATGCTAACAATTGAATATAGAGATTTATTCAATGCTATGAAGGGGCAGAGAGTTGTGCTTGCGCATGGTGTGAACGCGCAAGCTGTGATGGGTGCTGGAGTGGCTGCACTGGTGAAGAAATACTACAACTATGCCTATCAAGACTATCTTATGCAAAAGCACCGCTTACACTTAGGCCAGACAATCTTCAGCACATCAGAAACTTCGCCTGTTGTAATTGCATCATGTGTCACACAAGAATTCTATGGCAGAGAAAATAAAGTGTATGTAGATTATGATTCTGTGGTAATATGTATGCAAGCTGTGGCTAAGTATTCCAAGGAGAATAACATTCCTGTAGCTTTACCATTAATAGGAGCTGGATTAGCTAGGGGAGATAAGCGGAGATTAATTGCTATATTCTCCGCAGCTTTTCATGAGATTGATGCAACGTTGTATTTACAGGAGGAATAAATGAGTAAAATTAATATCACTACAACAGGCGATATCGCTTTCCAGTCATGGAAAGATGAGTATTTCGGTACAAAAGTATTTCTCAACGGGGTTGAGATGAAATATGTACATACAGCGGATGATATCAAAGATATTGTCGTTGTGAGTAAACTCAATGAACAAGGGTTTCCCTATGCAGATGGGGATAAGATTGCAACACAGACATTTTATGGAAAGGTTTTAATCATCTTACCAGACGCTTGCCACAAATTAAGGAGAAATAATGACAGTGTATGAATTAATACAACATCTTCACGGATACTCAGGTGAAACGATTGTTCAGGTGTATAATAGTAATGATGAACTCTGTGATATAGATATCGAGTTCTGGGATAGTGTTGAGAATGATATAGATCAAGATCTAGTAGTTATTATGGAGGACTAAATGACAGCAACAGTAATTGATTCCCCAGATAAGAAGCCAAATGACAGTAAAGCATTGCTTGCATACTCGCGAGAGATTGGTCCTATGATTCGAGATCTTTTGTATCAGAAAGAACTCTTGAAAGATTTCAAAGAGTCTAACGAGAAGGCTATCGAGTTATCAGAGAATTTGTCCAACTCTCAAGCTGACTTGAAATTATTCTTGGACTCTAATGAGGGTAGCCAAGAGATTATTCGTCGGATTAAGGAATTGGAAGAGGATTTGAAACTCGCGGTTAAGGCTGCTAGTAAGGTTTGTGATTTTAAGCCAGCAGAGTTGAAAGCTTACTTTACTGCCCGTGCCAAAGAAGATGCTGTGGAGAAAGTGATTGACAAAGGTGAGAAGTTTGACACACTTGAGGAGATGCTAAAATGAAGCTAGATGAAGTTAAAGATGTTGTAGATCGTGTATTTGATGATAGTGAATGGCATGTAAGTCCAGATAAACTTCCTGATGATTTGCTGTGCGTAGAGGAAGGTAACTATACCTCTGATGGCAAATATGAATTCTGTCAGAGCATCTACAAAGACTCAGATGGAAACTATTTTGCTGTATCTCAAGCACGTAGTGGTAGCTATCACACAGATTATAATTATTGCCCACCCGAGGTATACGAAGTTGTGCCTAAAGAAATTCTAACAATAGTTTATGAGGCGAAATAATGACTAAACATACAGGTGCCACAGCACAAGATCTACTAAACTATCTTCGAGACATTCGTAATGAAGGAATTGTCCTCTCAGATGTCAAAGTGGGGATTATAGCTGACACAGAAGGCTCAGAAACCACTCTGCTGAGCATTAAGAAGATTAGCCAGCATGGGAACACCATCGCTGTTGATTGTGGACTTCAAGAGGCTGTAAAGAAGGCTGAGAAGCCTTTGATTGAAGTTGCAAGCAACATGCACTATTAACTAACAAAGCCTGAGTGGTGGAATGGTAGACAGAACAGACTTAAAATCTGTTGTCCGTATGGGCGTAAGGGTTCGAGTCCCTTCTCAGGCACCAATTTAAAAAGGAAATTATGACAAAGAAAATTCGAGTAGAGAATGCGGACAATGCAAATTACAAAGTTGTAGTAGAAACTTGGGAAAAAGGTTATCCTACAGGAAGTCCAGATACTTTGGTTAAAACAACTAATCTAGACTATCCAACATGTATGACAGGGGATGATTGTTATATCACGAGTTCACGGTATCTGGTCATCAAGGAGGCTTAATTGAATCTACTAGCATTACAAAAATACATTCCGACAGCAGAAGCTTTCATGAATGTGCTTGGAGATCCGCAGAAGAAGTGGCTACATGAGAATGTAGAACATGCTCCAATATTTATTAAGTCTGTAGCAGGACAGCAAGCATTGCAAACATTCCTCACTGCATTCTACGACCATACAACGGACGTTAAGAAGTTACAGAGTGCTTATAAGGCATAAGTTATAAATGGTAATTATAATGTATAGCCTATAAAAAGAAAAAGCCCCAACTTCCAAAGTTGGGGCTTCTCTCGCTTAGCTCTTGCTAGGCTTTCTCCCATACATATAGTTGTATGTGGGGAATTGTAAAAGATTATTGGATACTGTAGTGCTGGTTATAGTGCATTTTGCTATTTAATGGTAACTCTGTTATCTAATAATTTATGTGCATTGACTTAGTTGTCTGTTTGGTGTATAATAATGATACGTGGATAGGAGGCATCTGAACACCATCTTGTCAATGGCTTCCACGTATTTTATTATGACATCTAAAGACAAGGAAAAGAAATGTTAACGCAAGAAACAGTAAAGAAAGTTTTAGAGTATGATCCAGAGACAGGTGAATTTAAAAGGATTTGGTCACCAACTGCTGCACGTATTGGGTTACCTGTAGGGTGGGTAAGTGTCCAAGGATACCATGTAATAAAAGTTCTTAATAGAGATTATCCTGCACACAGGTTAGCATGGCTTTATATGACAGGAGCAATGCCAGCAAGTAAAATGGAGATTGACCATGTTAATGGAATACGAAATGATAACAGATTCTGTAATTTAAGATTAGCCTCTAAGTTTCAGAATCAGAGAAATAGAAAATTGAATTGCAATAACTCTAGTGGAATCAAGGGAGTCTGCTGGAATGCCAAAGGTGGCAAATGGGATACATATATCCACAAAGATAAGAAGTTGTATAGTGCAGGTTTCTTCATAGATTTATCAGATGCTGAAAAAGCTATAAATAAGCTTCGTGCAGAATTACATGGAGAATTTGCAAATTACGGCTAAATAAAGCCCACCTAGAAGGTGGGCTTTTTATTGCCTATTACTTTTACATTACACGAGTGTTAGCGCTTGTAGGATTACCAGATGCAATCATGGAACCTAAATTGACGATTCCATTGTGCACAACTTGATTTTGACTGACAAGTGTGTTAATACCTGTAGCCAATTGATTCAGAACATTTAACTGTTGTTGCTGTTGCTGCATTGCCTGTGCTTGAGCTTGACTTGCCACAGCAGTATTCACGTTATTAATCTCTAGACGCAATCCATCATTGTCAGCACGTCTACGGCCCTCGTTGCGAAGTTCTGTAATTTCATTTGCTTGTATCACTAATCTACGGTTCAGCTCATCATCATTGTTCTTGATGATCAGTGCACGAGTCAAATCTCCATCAGCTTTAATCGCATTTGACAGAGCGTACTTACTCTCTGCAATATGCGACGCAGTAGAAGCATGATGTGCATCAGCGATGATGACAGAATCCTTCAGAGCCATCGCTGTAGCCAAAGCATTTGCTGCTGCTGTCTTCTCAGCTTGCACACCCAATGCTGCAGTTTGAGTTGCAATTTGAGTTTGTGTATCACCAGCAGTTTTCTGAACTTGAACACCCAATGCCGCAGCATTCAAAGCTGCTTGAGTATTTAATTCGCCAGCATTTTTAGCTACCTCTACACCGATTGCGGCATTACCAACTGCTTGAGCCAATTGAGTTGCTGCGGCAGTGCGCTCAATAGCGGCTTCAATAGAACGCTGAGCATCTGCGTCAAAACGCGCCATATTAAGGCGTTCAGAAGCTGCAATAGTGGCATTTTGATTTTCCTGAATACGATTAAGTTCCGAAGATAGGAATGCAGGAGTCACAACTGGTGCAACAACTCCATCTACACCATCCCCACCAAACAAGCCTCTGCGGCCCATCAGCGCACCGCCCAACACGCCACCCAAGACGCCAGCGCCCAAACCTGCACCCATACCAGCGCCCACAGCGCCACCACCGCCCAATCCGCTGTGAAAAATGTTCACAGGTGTACCATCTGCTACAGTAGTCATTTTACCATCCTTTGTCATTTGTTTAATTTGATTTGATAAATCTGCAGCACGAGAAATTGAATTATCCTCGTGTTGTTGCAATGTTATGGGTTCATCCATAAGCATTCTCCTTATTGAAATTTATTTCTGCACGAGAGGTCATACTTGTAATATGCTCTGTGCTATAAGGATTATCTCACCTGATTAAACTTGTCGCAATGTCATGAGTGGCTGACATGAGAGGATAGGCACTCCGTAGAGTACGGACGTAAAAAAGCCTCTCCCTTAAAACGGAGAGGCAAGCTTACCACGGGAAAACCTGTAACCTGCTTAAATGCAGTGTATATAGTGCACTTTTAGGTATTTATGTGTATTTGCATTATACTCGATGCAATCACTTTGTAGTATAAAACCCATTATCTTTAATCCACTCTTGGAGAGCTTTAGCTTGAGCAACTACTTCGTCTGCTTCGGCTGCGAGTCGGAAAAGATCGTCTGAAGTTTGCTGAGGAAGTGCGATGGTGCTGGAAGCGGTTGCATCAGGTCCGCTGATACTTGCGGCTTTGGGTCCACTGGCAGGGGCTTTACCACAAGCTGCTGTGATGTACAGGCGCTGAGTAGGCTTACTAGAATTAGTAATGGCAGCATCGCGCTCAGCCTCGATCTTAGATTTCTCTGTTTGGTAATCATTTGATACCTTTCTATTAGTTTCCGTGTAAGCCTGTTGTAACTGTTCAACTCGTGCAGCATTGTCTGCTATGATTTTATTTGTTTCAGCTAGTTGAACTACTTTCGCTGCATCCCATTCACCTTGAACTGACTTAGCTCCCTGATGATGCCCTGCCATGAATATTGCTAATACAAACAGTAATGTTGCTATACCCTTAATTGCTAATGGGTTCATTTTATTTCTCCTTTTGTTCTACAGGCTCCATAGATTCTTTTAATTTCAATCCGCCTGCTACCGACAAGAAGCTTGTCATTAAGGCTCCAAAGCCTATTCCGAAGCCTTCAGCACTAAATGCTGTGCCATGCATTGCTGTCCATGTTTCACAGAAAATAAATCCCACTACTCCTAGAATGCATAGACTATACCCAACTACTCTGCCCGGATCATATGTCTCTCCATCAACTCCTGTTGAAAGATCTTTCAGTACTCTATGTAGGAGCTTCATGCATTTAAAACAGCTTTGGCTAACATGTAAATCTGTTCCCTCTCTGCTTCTCCTGTAGTTCCACCATTAATTCGTTTAGTGATAGAGATAAATTCCTCTGCATCGGCTAATTCGTTGAGTCCGTGCTTCTTCCAGAAATAACCGGCAGATCTGCATGCGCATACTGGAGCTTGCAATAGATGTGGGTTATTTACACAGTCAATATCTAATGCTTTTCCAACTTCTGCATAATTAGCTCTTCCAGTAATCTGGATAAGACCTCTTCCTTTAAACCTAATCCCATCTCCCGGATATATATTTCCTAAATCTTTTCTTCCCTCGTAGTCATTTCCTGATGCCAATTCTATCGTGTATCTAAATTCACCTGACTCATGGCCGACTTGAGCCACGAATGCAGCTTGTCTAAGTGGTGTGTTAATTTCAAACTCAGCCATAGCCGCACAAAATGAATCGTAGAAGGTACTAATGGTAATATCACTTGCATATTTATAAATCTGTTTCAATTGTTCTTCTGTCATATTGTTTCTCCGTGGGCAAGCTTGTTATTGATTGAACTTATTTGATGGCTTCAAGACTTCTATCATCAGCTTGATTTGTGCCAAAATATTTGATTCAGAATTTCTTATTTGGTCCCCGAGGCGAATTGACATTTGATCTAGATCACGCTCGTGTCGTCTGTCTTGATTCACGAGGAGTTCTTTATGATTCTCTCGCACAGTGTTAAGTTCTTCTCTCCATCTGCCCTCTACTTCGTGCAATCTCTCTTGGTCGGCTTTCTTTTCAATAGCTTCTGCTTGCTTCTTAGATTCGTCTCGTAACATCTTCCAAATGGTGGCGCTTAAAACTGTCACAAGTGACATTACTCCTGTTAGACACCAAACCCAAACTTCAGTAGACATTTTGTCCCCTTAAATATTTTATCAATCACTGGTTTAGAAAACACTATACATGCCAATATCTCCATATACTCTAGATATGGTTCAATCGTTTGATACACAATACTCGCATAAGTACTAGTGTCAAATCCACTAAAATACCATCCAAGTAAATGGCACAGGACTAGAAGTCCGCACATGCATCCGACAGCTTTAGTTGCTTGTGTCTGTAAGTACAAAGCAATAGAAAGCACAGTGAGTTCAGATACAATACAAGCCGCTACCCACAACGGCCTAGATGTGATAAGCTCCACAGGGAGGAAATAACTACAGCCCACAGCAAGTGTGAGCAGCAGAGAATTCCTATCCCATATAGTTAGGGCAAGTGCTATTGCCAACAATATGTAGGCAAGAAGCATTTAGTCTTCAGTGTTTTCCAGATCTTCTGGTTTGAGAGGTTTTACTGGAGGTTCTACTGGAAGTACTGGAGCATGCCCTGTTGGAATATGACCGCCACCTGTGTCTAGTGTTAACTTCATTTTGTTTTCCTTATGTTAAGGGTTGATAAATTATTACATGTCTAGGGAGATACTTATATTTGAAAGTGCTATATTTGCAACTGTACCAAATGCGCCTCCAGCGGCACCAACTTCCATTGCTTGGATATAATGTAATCCTAATGAAGCTTGAAAAAATTCTTCGGCGGATACTGATGGACCTGAACCGCTGGAATCGACAGTACCACCTACATATAAAGGAGTGGCAGAAGTGCTGTCAAAATTTAATCCTATCCCTTTAGCTGCGCCACTTGAACCTGTGGCAGTAGTAACGTATTTAGATACAATAGGAGATTGTGCAAGCCCATCTACAAATGAAATCCTGTTTGAGCTGCTTCCGTGCGCACTGCGCCAAGTATTTGTGGTATAAGACCAAGCACTACTGTCTGTGCAGACTGATACAGTCTTGACTCTGTTATATGAATTGTATAAACCTAGAAAGCAACTATTACCACTGCTAACTCCAGCAGGCTTAAATGCCATTCCTGTTTGTCCGTCTGCTGTGGCATACATCGTACCAACATATGTAGCTTGATTGGCCGCAACAACAGTTGTATTACCTGATACGCTTCCGAAGCGCAGTGTAATGGAATTCTTATTAGTCCAGATTCCTAGCAGCATCTGCAATTCTGTTGTTCCTGCGCCAGTGCCACGAGCTGTGCTAGATGTCCAAGCAGGGCCTGTACCAAGTCTAATTGTACCACTGTCACTATACATATACAAATCAAACAGCTTACCAGATTGATGATAGTTTGTATGTCCTGCATTACTGTCAAGCGCAAGAGATGTCTCTGCAAATACAGTGCTAACAAAAGCAGTACCATTATATAATTGAAATTCATTTCCAATGTATGGAGTGTAGTATACTGTGGATTGTGCAGTGGCGTCTGCTACCATGATCGGTGTAAGCGTCGTGAGTGTAAGTCTTCCTTGTGCAGTTGGCAGCCCTATAGTAGAAGCCCATTGATAGCTTGTTCCAGTGCTCTGTAAGAACTGATTCGTATGACTCGCAGGAGATGGTAAACTAACTAGTAGCCAATTTGTAGTGTCTGCCGAAGGATCTGTAGCAGTTGTACCACTGATTAGCCTGCGGTAAGTCCCATAGGTTATTGGACTAATTACATTTTGTCCTGCTGTGTATGCTGTAGCTCCAGCCCAGATTGTAGCATTTGCTGTAGACAAAGCAGCAGTGGCAGAAGCTGCAGCAGCACTAGCACTCGTAGCAGCAGCAGTGGCACTTGCTGCAGCATTCGTAGCATTTGTGCTAACCTCCCCTGCCACTGTGTTCATCTGGGTAGCCACTGTATTCATCTGTGTGCCAAATGTAGGTAACGCAGCTACCCATGCATCAGCAGTTGGCACATACACTGTAGCCACCATACTTCTATTAGGGGCGGTTGGTAGTGCAGCGATAACCTGTGTTATAGTTGTCATTAATTTAGTCCTTCAATTTGTAGGTCACACTGAGAATATAATGGGTAAGCAATTGTTGTCGTGAAGTCTTTCCAGAAACCATAAATAGCTGCCACTTGGAATTGTTGGGGAGTGCTGCTTCCAGCGATGCTGTCAGTTGAGTTAGATCCAACATACACAACTGGAGTGTTCCTGTATGTAGCAAGCAGATTCTGGAAGAAGTCTACAGAAGTGTTAGGCACTTGAATATAAAACTCAGCGCGCTTACTAAAGCTTCTTGGAACAATATTGTAATTTCCAAACACATCTTGTGTTTTTACACTATAGTCTGTTATACTGAAAGTAGATCCGTATTCTGTGAATCCTAACTCTTTAGACAGTCCGAGTACTAACTCTCCACACTCTGCTGTTCCAGATGGTGCAGAGAAGCACACAGTGACTGTTGAATGTGGATAAGTGATTGGCATATCTTCTACAACAAAGTCCACTAAGAATACAATAGGTTCGAAATAATATGCAAACCAATCCGTGATACCTGAAGTAGACACCATTGACACTGTATTGCTATAAACATTACCGTATGTAGGGTCAACCATGTTCACAGTGACTGAGGTAGCAGAGCAATTGAATCCTGCAACAGAATCAAATCTCTCTAGGACAGAGTTCACTGGAGTTATAGCAGCACAGATACTGGTAGCTTGTGTGCTTTGATTCGATACAACATTGTCAAATAACTTCCATCTATTATCAGAACTTACTAACGTCCACTTAGCTGTGTTTGTAAGGGCATTACCAGTGTTACTCGCTGCAGCAGATTGGTAAATGTTATGTGCTGTTGGCGCTGTCAGAGAAAGAACGAAATCCCCTAACGCATAAGTTGTTCCTGCATTATACAAAGCATAATCAGTCTCTGGTACATTAGAGACAAACATCTCTGTGTTCACATCTGCAGCTCTAGCCACTGTGGCAGAGGTGGTTACAATATAACTTGTGGCAACACTTCCTGTTTCTAGTTGACTGCCCCAAATATATAGGCCACTAACTCCGTCGCCTGCGTAAGAAGCTGCACCATTGTACAGCCCGAGGGACATATCTAGAGTGATGGTAGCGACAGTAGTAAATGTCATTGCACATAAATACCACCCTGTGACAGCAATAGCTGTTAGAGTTCCAGTAGCGCCGCCAGCAGTTGGTGTGAAAGTTAATGCCACCAGATCAAACACTCCACCGTATGTAGTGGTGGCTGTTTGTTGCGCTAAAATCTGACTTCTTGTGCTTGCCTTAGCATAAAAGCTGAAAGTGTATGTTCCAGCCGCTTGACTTCCTGCAGCTTGATCAACTGTGTGCACATTAGTTGTGTTGTCTTCAGCTAATAATTCTCCAGTGGTTGTACCATCTGGAGCTGATGTAGATGCTGCTGTAGCTGTTGCATGAGTCTTAGCCCAAGCAGCATTATCAAATGTTTGACTGCGTAGCAGAAGATTCGTAGCTGCAGCTTCTTGTAGTAGTGTCGGGCCAGCGGCAAGATTCGCAGGATTGTACCCAAACCTAGGTGTATCTGTTGTTGCTGATTGTATAACACCAAGACTGTCGAAATACCTTGCTGCTGATGCTCGTGTAAATGAACCCGTATCAATGACATCAATAGGACGAATTATTCGCATTTTATTTCCTTTTTATAAATGATGTCGTCTAATGGTAATTATATCATACATATCATATCCTGTCAATAGAAAAGCCCCACTCTGAGAGTGGGGCTTGCTTTATTACAATACAGCTCTTGTTGGAGGCATGCCATTATTTTCCCATTGCCTAACAATTCGATACATATCGTTAGATTTTCTTACATTAGCGGCATCTCCAATTTGCATAACTTCAATTAACTCTTGTACTTTAGCCATCAACTCTGGATCATTAGCAGCCTCACCAGAAGACTTCAGCCTGCGAGTTATCTCAATGTTATCTGAAGCTGGAATAATACGTTCACCCTTATGCACCATTGCTACAGTATCAGCAGTGACAAATGGTGTTCCAACATCATAATGAGGAATATTCAAATTCATCATATCTGGAGCACTTGGGGTGTTACCAACAGCACTTCTGAATGTTAGCATAGCAGCCCCTAAAGATACTACTGAGCTGTTAACTTGACCTATCGCATTAACTTCCATCTGTGCAATGTTAAGCTGCTGATCTAATACTGCTATTTGTGCATCGTGTTGTGTCTGCAATGCGCTCTGGGCAGTGTTAAATCTATCATTCTCAGCAGCTTGTTGAATAGCTGTTTGAGCAGCTACAGCAGCTTTATCAGATGCAGATACATTCAACAAAGATGTTTGGAGTGCTGCAGATTCTGCAGTAATGGCATCTTTAGTGGCTGTGTCTGCAGCAAGTTGCTGTTGCAGAGCTGTCAATTGTACAGCACCTTTGTCCTTTATGGTCTGTAATGCGCTAGACGCCTCGGCTTGACTATGCTGGTATTCTGCAAAAGTCTTATACAGATTCTCAGACGGCTTCTGGATTTCCTTGATAGCATCGGCAAGACCCGGTACATTGGCAATATCTGCGGATGTTGTAGCTGTTTGCAGAGTTGACTGCGCATTCTCTCTCAGTTGAGATTGTGTCAAAGTTGTAGTAGCAGTGATTGCAGTGTTCAAAGATCCTAAGATGGATTGGAGTCCAGACACAGCTAAAGTCTCAGCAGCTACATTAGCAGTGACAATAGCTAACTTCTGCTGCTCTTGTGCCATGTACTCCATCATAGCTGCTGTTCTGGCTTCTCTTGTTTGATCAAGAGCCGTCATTTCAGCAGTAGCACTTTGAGCGATGCTTCCCATTGCTATAGCATGTTGTGTGCTGAGCGCTGTAGAAGCTGTCGAAAAGTTAGCCTCAATGGTGGACTTCTGTGCAGCTACAACATCCTTAAGCTTCTGGAATGCTATAGCTACTTCAGAGGTAAGACCATTGACACTACCCATCGCTGTAAACAATTTATCAAAGTTACCTGTCAGGGCAAGTAATTGCCCAACCATCTTTTGATCGCCAATCTTCTCAGCAGCTTCAATCCAGCTTCTCAATTGGTCACGACTTGTTGGAAGTTGCTTACCTAGATCGGCAAACTGCTTACTCACATCATTTGTCTCAGATTGCAATTGCTCAGCAGTTGTGAAGTATTTAGACTGATAGTCAGTTAATGCTGTGGTTAAGTTTGCTAATCCTCCAGCACCCTGAACTGTGGCAGCATTGAGTCCTCCACCAAGCCCCATATTTTGCATGGCTTGTCTTGCAGCCACTAATTGCTGATACTGAGTAATCAAATCTGCAGCAGTTCCAGTGAAAGCTTGCACAATCTCATTTACTCCAGTTGTGCCCTCTTTCAATGCAATACTCTGCTGTTCAATCTGAAGTGCCACATCTCCTGATTTATTCACAATGTCATTGAAGTTAATGGCAGTGATTCCGAGGGTCTTTAATGCGGTAGTGGCTATCTCTGTATCAGAGGCCACACGCAATACAGTTTGTGCATAGCCTTCACCAACTTGCTGGAAAGCTCCCATAGATGGGAATGCAGCTTGTGCAATCGTATCCATCGTAGCAGAGATAACATTGTTAATTGCCGTCTGCAGCTCTGGGCCTTTCAGTCCATTCAGTGATGCTGTCTGTGTGCTAATGACCAAGTTGTTAAGAGTATTAGAAACATCAGTCGCGTTCTTTCCAAGTCCTGCGGCAACAGAGACTAATGTAGTCTGCAAGTTCTTGAATATTAATCCAAACTGATTTGATACTTCTGCACTTAGTGCTGCAGTTTGAGTGCTGTCAGAGCTACTATGGACAAGGCCAAATAATGAAGACGACTGTGTGTTCACGTTAGCGTATTGTTGATAACCCTTACCTTGCTGCAAGTTAGCTAATGAACCACCGAATTGAATGCCAGAGTCAGTAATCGACGTTGTTGAAGACCCAAATAACATTCTCATTAGAGGATCTTGAAGTGGTGTCAGATTCAATAACTTTCCAAGTGCTCCGGTGAGATTAGACTTCTTGCCAGTTTCAATACCCATGTTAGTACCACTAGCAATACCCGCAGTTCTGATAATCAAATTAGTCAGCCCTGTCATTGATGTCTCAATATTCTTCAATGAGCCAGTCATGCTTTGAGTCAATGGCAACATCAGGTTTGAATTAGCTTGCAATAATTTCAGAGAGTCGGCGATAGAGTTAGATTTAGCTGTAGTGTCTCCAAATACTGTACCAGTTCCTTGAGCTGCTTGAACTTGTGCTGCAGCATGTGAGTCTGGAGCATTGCCACCACCTCCAGCACCACCTATTGCAACTCCTAGCCCTGCAACAATTGCAGCCATTGCAGCCATACGTGCAAATGCAGAATATGGATCACCTTGGCCTTGATTCAAGACAGCAGTAATACCCAATTGAATCATTCTCTCAGCGTTCATAATAGCCTCAGCTATATGGAACACTTTAGAGATTGCACCCATTGCAGCGTAACCCTTAGAGTTACTATCGAACATTCCTTGAGCCGCTTGAGCGATATTAGCATATCCAGTGATTTGTGCATCTGCTGTTGCAGCTTGTAAATCGGCCTTAGCTTTGCCAGACGCAATATCTTCCTTAGAAGCTTTCAAGAACTGCTGATGTGCAATATCCTGATCTTTAGCAAGCTGCTGGAATGCAACTGACATTGCACCAATTGCTTTGCCAACACTTCCAAATGCAGCAGTCATTCCTTTTTCAAAACGCTTAGCATTAGCGAGAGCATCGTCAATATCTTTGGTCATCCGTGCAGAAGCCTCTACACCTTGTTCAAGTCCTACCTGCTTACCAAGAGATGTGATAATTTCTTCACGCACTCCTAGTAGCTTCTGCATAGCTGCAATTTGTGTATTGGTTTCAGATATCTCATTTTGAGATAACTTACCATTCAAAATTGCCTCTTCTTGCGCAAATTTTGCAATCTCTATTCTAAATGCTAAGTCTTTGTTCTGAGTAATTTCCATCTCTTGACGAGCAGCTAATTGCACACTCTTGAGTTGCCCAATACTTTGTTCCTTGAGCTTGTCATTCTTAAGTTCTTCTTCAAGTTTCTTCTGCTCAGCTCCAGTGGTAGACTCAATGTGCTTCATGGCTTGGTCATGCCTCTGAGTTTCTTTAGCAGCCACAGAGTCTTCATCAGCTTGTCTACGAGCCTCCACAGCGTCATTTGCAGCTTGGAATATGCTAAGTTCACGCTCAGCCTTAAGGGCATTCTGAGCAAGTTCTACAGGAGTGTGTTTCTCATTAGCATAGGCATCAGTGATAGCTTTCTCTTTATCGTGCATTGTTTTTAAATCTTCAATGCGCTTATCGTACAATGCTTCACGTTGTGTGAGTTCGTACTCTTGGTCGCCATGCTGTTTGTTTGCGACAGAAAGGGAGTGAGCAATATCCATATCCTCTTGACGGGCAATTTCTGCAAAGTATTGCTTATTGCGCTCAAGTTCTATATCGCGGAGAGCCTTAGAATCGTCCATTCCCTTTTCTTTAGCTACTTTGTGAGCAGCATCGTATCGCTTGAGTTGCTCTCTAAGGTACTCTTGTTTCTGAAAGGCTGTTAGTGCTCCAGTGTCCTCTTTATCCAGCTCTGTATTTATCCGCTTCATCAAATCAACTCTGGTTTCTAGATCTAGGTTTCTCTTATCTTCAGCAGTTCGTACTTTGCCAGCTATGTCTAGTGCCTCTTTTTTATGGGCCGTTTCATCTGCAATCAAGGCGTTTAGCACGCCCTGTCCATCTATCTGATCCTGCATATTCGAGATACTATCTTTAGCAGCACTTGCTAATTTAGTCGACACATCACTAAACTTTATTCCAAATGTATAATATCCATCTGCAAGCTTTTTAGCTCTATCAAGTTGTTTTTCTAAAGAGTCATCATTTGTGAGGTCTTTCATACCTTGCCACAAATCTTTAAACATATCGGCGACAAATTTTACAGCTTCTCCAAAAGCATTTAGTTTAGGTTTGTTCTTCTCTACAAAATCGCCCATCTCAGTCATAGCTAACTCTACAGCCTTAGCATGTTCGCCAAGTTTCTCAAGATCCATTACTTTAGCAAGAGTGGTAGCAGTGAAAGCAGGAACAGTTTTCTCCTCCTCCATCATCCACTTAGCGACGCCATCTTTCATGCCAGCAAAATGTGCCACTACTTCTTCCTCTGTTTTGCCAGAGAGTCTTGCATATGTAGTTAGAGCCCCCATACCGACTTTGATACTGGACTCAGTGAACACACCAGTTTCAGCCATTGCCATGCCCATCTTACGCACATCTACAGTGGACTCTCCAGTACGCAAGGAAATAGTTTTAGCCATTTCAGCAATTCCGCTGGCAGTGACTCCTGCATAATTTCCAGTGAGGGCCAAGTGGTCATTGAATGTTTTTAATTCAGAATAACCTTTGTATGCTGCAAAAGCAAATAAGCCGATTGCTGCAGCTATTGCCACGAATGCACCTATTGTGACTACTCCGAATGTTGCTACTGCAGCGCCCAAAAGCCCAAACTGATTAGCAAGCACCATTAAAGTGCCACCTAGCCGTTTAAATGACCCTATAGCAATTTCATGCACAGATACCATCACTTCTCTAGTGACTCCAGCCAGAGAGGTATGCCCTTTAGCGGCAGCGTCAATAGCCGCGTTCATTTTATAAGCTTCAGCAGCTTCTGCTGCATAGGCTTTCCCGGCGAGATTATGGAGTTCTATATCCCTCGCCTGCTGAATAGCCTGCTGTCGTAATACCTCTGTAGAAGCTTGTACAGCCGCTGTAGCAGATGTTTGAGCAGCAGTGGCACCCTTGGTAGCAGCTCCAGCAGAAATAGTTGTAGAGGCCAGCTTATTAGCAGCCCCTTCAGCCAATGCAGCAGCCTTAGTGAGATCATTAAGTTGGCTAGTTCCATCCTTAATGCCATCACTTATTACGCGCATTATCAGCGTTGAGATGTCCTCGCTCATGTAAGCTCCTTATATATCTCTGTGATTAATATTTCTAGCTCAGTTAAATTTACATCTACAAAACACTCTGTATGGCCGTCAAATCTATTTATGGGGTTATCATGAGTTGCTCTTAACTTCTTAAGTACCCTCTTTTCTAACTCAAATATCTTATTACCATCTTCACATGTGATAGATGATATAACTGCAAAATCAAGTTTGCTGCTTCTATTTATTTGCCAGAGACGTTTTGGTAGCAATCTGTTAGTAATTCCAACTTTTACAATATTACCAGACTCAAGTACATAGAATGTCGCTGGTTTCTCTTTCTTGTATCCGCACTTCTCGCAGCCTCCACACCCAGAAAACCCTCTTAAATGGCTACAAGGTCTAATTAGAAACTCTCCATGTAAGTTGCAGATAACCTTTACTGGTATTTTATCTCCTAGGTATACAGATGAGTTATATTCGTATTTATTCCCATGGATCTTTGTAGCTTCAGAAATAAACCACTCAGTTGTGTTTATTTTTCTTCCGCCTCTTTTAGAGTAAGCACAAATACTACATTCAGAACCACTTGCATGATCTTGAGGGGTCTGAAAGAAATCTCCATGTAATGGACAACCTATTAATATAGGAGATTTTGCTCTGGCATACACAGACTTGCTGTAATCATATTTCTTTCCGTGTACTGTGATAGACTTTTCAATCCAAACTTGCAAATTTCCACGCCTAGCCATTTTATTTCCTATTATTTAGTAGGTTGTGCTGCAATCATACCTGCAAAAATATCATCAATGCTGTCACTCACAACATCGCGCATTTCTTCAAGCTGTTCTTTTTCAATTGGTGGTGAATAAGGAGGTTTTGCTCCCTCTTGAGTAGCTGCTGTGCATTCATTTGCATAAGCTCTGCTCAATGTGAATACCGTTTGTAAATCTCTTGGCGTAACTGTATCCCATAGATCACAGCAATCTGCCCAAGCTTTAATATCTGTCCAATCAAGTCCAACAAGTCCCATTCCTGTAGGCTTAGCCTGTCCAGCAGAATGTAAAAGAGAGACAAGATATTCCGCGCCTGAAGTGATCTCTGGCATAGGAATTTCTTGTCTCTCTAGTATTGTAACTTTTGGAGCATTGATTTCTTCCTCGAAGTCGTCGTCGCTCTTTTTTTCTATTGTTTCTTCTAATCCATTATTCAGGCGCTCTATTTGCTCCGCACGAGTTATTTTACATTTGTGAGGAATAGAGTTATAATACGCCTCCTGCCTCACATAGAGAATTAACTCATCAACAACTAGCCGATGAAAAGCTCTTTATCTCCAAGAGCATTATCTACTTGCTCTTTGATCCAGCTTACTGTATCATCGCTAAGCAATGCACGGAAGTCAGCCTCTGTTTGCACAGGCTGTTTATTGTAGACAAGATTTTCAGAGCTGATACAGACGGCTACCAAGAGTTCTACACCTTCTGCGCGCTTCTCTTCTGCAGACTGCTTCTTAACGCCGCGCTTGATTGCACGTTCATGCATTGCATTCACGAATTTGCGATATGCTTTAGAGGCCGTAGAAGACAGTGTGATAGTGATAGGTTGTTTCTTAGCTTCATCTGCATAGAGGTTATCCTCTGTGACAGGGTGTTTCAAATGAAGAACAAATGTGTCACGAATGGCTAGACTTTTTACATCAAACATGTTATATTTCCTTATGGTAATTTAGCTTATGCTAATGTTATTTTATGATTGTAACTTTGTTAGTATAACACAAGTAAGGTTATGTGTCAAGTAGATAAAATAAAAGCCACCAATTTAATGGTGGCTTAGAGATTAATTTAATAAGTTTATAGCATCAAGCGATTTGTGCGCCTAAGACCACGGAATTGTCAAGCTCCAAATCTACACTCTGTTCAGTAATAACATCCACTGTACCAATGGTTGTCACTGTGCTCAGAATCTGCGCAGTGAAGTAGTACGTACTACCAGACTGAGTAACAACTTTAAACGAACTGGATGTGTCCGAAGCAAGACCTGTCGCTAATGCTAGTTGGCCTGCATCAGTGACGCTCTGGCCCATTTTAAGAGACATAGAGCCATTATTATATGAACCTCTGCGCTTAATTACCTGACGACTACCAAGCGGCATAAATGTTACGAGATTATATTTCTTACCAAATGCACCCAGATCAGAAATCTCATTGATAAGTGTGTAAGTTAAAGCTGCAAAACCTGTCAAATCATATGTCGCCGGAAGTGTAGCAGCGCAAATAGAGATGGTGCTACCAGCACTGGTGCGGACCAATGAAGCTGTCATTTAATACTCCTTGTTATATGTTAAATTATTGGCCTTTGACGCAAACTGCCGTCATACCGCTTGCTGTAGATGTTAGTGTCACTGCTCCTTGGAGGTATGCCTGAATCTTATCCAATTCCACCCAATACTTTGCACCAGCAGCTACAACAACTGCCAAACCTGCTGCAGCATTGATCGTAGTTGCACCAGCTCCCGGAACTGAATATGTAGCACTAGATGTAGAGCCAAGCAGTGTAGTAGTGATGCTACCAACTGTGGTGTTCTCCAACTCTAGGATCATCCCGTTACCAGCAACATACGCCAGAGTATCTGGACCAGTGGTAAGGGTAGTGTTTGTTACTGCAAACGGACCAGCACCACGTGCCGTAATTGCTACTGCGACTGTCATGTCTATTTCCTTTTAGTGATAGCCTTACGGCTTGTTAGCGGCTTCATGCCTAATTTAATATTCAATGCGATACTTCCCTGTAATCGGCATACATACCGAAGTTCCAATTGTTGTGATCAAAGGTGCTGGACTAAGAGGCTGTTCAATACTCACTGTTCCAATCTTAGGAATGACAGGGAAGATATTCACAATCTCATTTGCCAACTCCTCTATTCCTCCAGCCCCTATTCCTGCAGGGCCATATATATTTATCTGGAATTGGCCTCGTAGCCTATAACCTGCTGCTGCAACATTTCTATTTGTAGGAACACCATTCAGCATCACAAATTCTAACCATGAGCCATCTGTTGGCTTCTTGAACTTAGAATTCTCAGATGCAATAGGAATTGGAGGGGATTTACTATTGGCCCAAGCAAGCAGCCTATTCTCAATTTCACTTCGTGCTGTCATGCTTGATTTACTCCTTTATATTTGGTAGCCACTTCAAGCAGGCTATTTCTCACCATTGCATATGGTCCAACTCTTCCAGACCACTGTGGTGTTGGCCAACCAAGATACTCAGCATTTCTGCCATATGGCGTAGAGTTTGTGAAACTCACTTCACCATCTTTACCTAAGAACTCTGTGACATTTCGCAAGAGAGAAATTTGATTCCTACTCTGCACACCATCTTTGTTAGTGGACATCGAATAAGAGTAGTTATAGTTTCCAGAGCCTAAACCTACATACCAATTGTTAGATAAGTTGCCAGTTAATATTGGGGATTTGTTAACAATTGTGGTGAATAGATCTGTAGCCACTTCGTCTATCTTGGCGTTAACTTGGGATTGCATCTTGCTTGCAGCAAGCTTGATTGAATCGGCAAATCCCATACTATTCTCTTATAAACATTTCAGTGTACACTGTAGTGCTGCCAGAAGGGTTTAACTCCTTAACAGTGACAATGGAGTACACTCTGCTGTTATAGACTATCTCGTCAACTCCTGCTATTGGTCTAGGAACCCAACTGCCTGCAGACATATAAATTTGCTTGTCGCCACTTTGAATAAGAGTGTTCTGCATTGGCCTATCTCCATCCTTCTTTTGCAGGAAGTCAAATGCCAGCATTCTCAAAGGATAACAGTCTTCACGTTGTTCTTGAGTGGAAGTAGAGTAATTGTAGGGAGTATCACCTCTCGATATAAGCACTCCGTCTCCTCCATATCGAGAGAGCATATTGGAAACTACTCTTAGGAAAGGGTCATATGCTGCCATATAAGCTCCTTAGAAGTAAGTTCCACTTGGTACTCCGAATCCGGGGTAGCTTGGGTAAGCTGTCCAGCGGAGAGCTTGGGATTGAGTTCCCCCAACGTAATTGGCCTCCCAATCCTTCTGAAACTGAATGAAAGGAACTTCAATTTTATTACCCCATGCATCTACTGTGATTGGTGTGTATGGAAGAGGACAGTACTCCATGTAATTCGGATTGAGAATCGTAGCTTTTACAAATGCTAGATAGTTATCAAACCACTCACCACCAAAGACCTCGATTTGTGCGAGTTTTTGATGTGTCTGTGCAGTTAGTGCACCAAGGATATATTGGGCCACAAGTTTCGCTGTTCGTGGCAGATTATTGGAGCAATCTGTTAGTGCGCCTGTGTAAACGGCTGAAGGAAAGATTTGAAGATCTCCTGCGTCGCCTACCCGGAGTCTAACTTTTCCCTCATTAGTACTGTAGTCTATTGCCATAATTTCTCCGGTAGTAAATTTATTCGCTAAAGCAGCCTCTGCGAAAAGCTGCTTCGACTAATAAATTAGTATTAGGTAGAGCTAGTTGATGCAGAAACCAAGAGTGGTTTGAGCAGTGCCGAAATATGATTGGACTCACTCTCCAACTTGTAAGCTGTGCCATTCATCTCCATAGACTCAAACACATACACTTGCTCACCAACTGTGTTAACTAGGCCAAAACGATTAGCAGGCGAGAAGTAAGTCTTGAAGAACTCAGTACCAGTTGGCAAGAAGTAGCAATCTGCAGCACCAATCAAGGCAGTGCCAGCATACTTATCACGCATTTCAATGAACAGAGCACCACCGAAGTTGAACATACGGTGCTGCGGTGCATTAACACCAGTAGCCATACGATCACGTAGAGGTTGAGCATTGCCTGCTTGGTTAGTGGCTGCATAATACTGATATGCAGTTTTCACTGTTGCATGAGTGATCAACCTCTGGAAGAATGTTGGTCCACAAAGGGCAACAATACCAGTGATGGTAACAGAGCCAGAGTTATCCTGAATAGCGGCGATATTAGCTTCAATCTTGCCCATCACATCAGTGGTGCTTGTACCAAACAGGAAGTCAATAGTAGTTGGGCGAGTAGTCTGAGTAAACTCTTGATACCAGTCCTGAACCACTGTCAAGTTAGGCGCATATACTGTACCCAACACGATAGCTTGTGCACGAGCAGCTTCCAATGTCCAAGCATGATTCTGACGAATACGTTCCAGCTTACGGCCACGCACTGCATCAAATGTTTCTGCCTCAGTAGGAGAACCATAGGCGCGCTTGCCTTGGATATCCTGCGGGTAGATTGCATCTTCCATTGGGAAGTGAGGCACATTGAACGAATGGATTTTACGTTTGTAATCACGTCCAACATTAGCACGTTCACCACGAATGCGGTCAACGATCAATGCACCATCTTTGATAACTTCATCAAATTGGATGACGTGTTCTGCAACGCCTTCTTCGGCAAAGATGCCAAGGCTGTTGATAGTTCCCCATTGGTTAGGGATGATGTTAAGTTCTTCGGTCCAATCCGATACTCCGAAACCTGAGCCGGTGAAGTCGCGTGTAATCAAGGTAATACTCCTTATTATGTAGTTAGATTAGTTACTTGCTTCAACAAGGATACCTTGGACGCCCAGAGCAGCATAAGCATTATTCTTAGCTGCAGTAGTGCTGTAGGACGTATCCAGAACGAGGGCATCTTTCGAGACAATAACTTTGCCACGATTAATAACCATAATATTGGTAGCAGTGGTAGCAACCATCACAGTGTCTTTGATAGCGCCGAACGAATCGCCCATGTACAATGCAACAGGGATTTGTGAACCATCAGTAGCAGTTGCGACAGCGGCTTTGTATTGCACAGTGCCAGTGACGACGATTGGAATTGTGTCACCAACCACGAAGTCCGAAGAACCATCGGCCAATGTGAATGCAAATGCATCTTGAGCAAACGCCACAGCAACAGTACCATTACCAACTAATTTGCCAGAGGGTGAACGCAATTGGAAATCACCGGCATTAGTATTGGCCTTGATGATCTTCAGTGTATAAGTACCAAGCTCTAGGCCGGGAACAGAGGTTACAGTGATGGCACCCATCACGCCATTACCAGTACCTACGGTTGTACCAGCAGTGCCAACTGGAGTATCTACATAAGCTCCCATAACAGTGCCAAGGGTGTAGGTTGGAGTACCTGATTCATAGGCTACTACAGCCTTTGTGTGAAATTGAAAATATTCAGGTGTATCACTGAATTTTACCAGAGACGCAAGACGCGAATACTGGCTTTCGGTAGCAAGAACAGTCATTATTTATTCCTTTGTGTATTGAGTTGATTAAGCAGCTTTTTGATATTTGGACTTCAGATATTTAGCTGTGTCATTGTTCAATGTGTCAGCAGCTACTTTTTCAGCATCAGCTTTACCATCTACGCCTTTTTCGGCGAACATTTTACTTTTACCTTCAGCAGCATTTGCACTAGCATAGCTCTTGACAATAATCTCGAAGGATGCGTCATCCAGAGATTTAAGAGCATTGAAAGTCTCTTCAGCTTTAGCGTCGCCAACAACAGCTTTCAATTGACTCTTACGAACAGCTTCAGTGCGTGCCATTTCTGCAGCCTTCAGAACTGCGAGTTCTTTCTTCAGTGGTTCTGTGGCAGCTTCCACAGCCTTGAGAATCAATGCGTCTGCTGCACTCTTTTCAATCATTTCACTCATTACATTTCCTTTCCCGTTAGGGTCGTTGTTTGCCCCAACAGGGGATAAAGATTTAAGGGTAAGAACGGACCTACCGTTTGCTGGACCTCCAAGCGATGGCCCAACTAATGAGATATGTGCGCCCTTCTTACTAAAATCAAATTCACTAAGTTTTCGTTTAGGTTCCAATTATAATTCCTCCGTCTTAGCCCATGCCCCGATTGAAAGGCCACTATATTTTCCATCCTTAGCTGACTTCCACAATTCTTCATTGAATTGCACAACAGCTAACCACGTACCTTTTGAAACTGTGTTTCCATCGATATTCAAATCTGTTGGAGCGATGTAACTTTCAACAATTGATGCTTGATCAGTTTCTGTTGCGTGATCCAAGAAAGCTTTTCTGCATTCAGTGTTGAAATTGTGACATCCTTTAGCTACTTCGGCTGCATCATATATATCACCTTGAAGATCTGTCTTATTAGGCTCTAGGACGACATATGTACCTTGACGCTTCTCTTCGTTAAGAGACTTCATCACAGGTTCATCTTCAGTAGCTTCACTAGGATCAATTAGCCCTGCCTCTTCAAGCTGCTCTTCAACATACTCTTCGCAGTCGTCAATGTAGTCATCTTCCCACTCTTGATTCTTAAAGAAACTTGACAGGGCTGAGATCACTGCATTGTATAAGCTGCCATCAAGTTCTTGGTCATTGACTTTAATATCAAGGGATTTGAGGATTGGTGGGAGATCTTTGTCGGGGAAGAATTTCTTATAGGCTGATGCAATCTTTCGTTTCACTCCAGCTAAATCTGCTGCAGGAATTTTCGCCTTCTTGCCTCGGAATCCCTTACCAATCGCGCTAACGGCTGCTGCTGCATGTCTCGCATCAAAGATTGGAAGTTTCCAAGTGGATGGTTCAGAGGGATCTGGAACATATGCAAAATCACTTGCACCGTGCTCTGATCCTCCTACTGTTTTAGTTACCATAATTATCCTTATTCATATTTAAGCTGCATTGTCTGCATTGGCTGCTGACCTGTCTACTTTACTTCCCTCGCCGCCGATAACTGACGTTCCGTCTCCAGATCTTCCGGCCTCAAGGCCATCACTGGCGCGGGTGGTATTAGCAGACAGGTCCTCGAAGTTAACAGGTTCATCGTCTGGCTTAGGGTCAACTCCGAGTACTGTACGAATCTTATTAAGAATCTCACGATCAATCTCAATCATTCCAACAGATGCCATACGCTGAATGGCCTTAGAAAATTCTTCTTGCCCTGTGTCAACAATATCTCCATACTCAAATGTTGGAAGCCTATCTTGGCTCCAGCCATTCAGTGCAAATATCTGCGGCACTAGATCCCCATTCAGCACATCTCTGATTTCATTCAGCCTGTGCTCCACAGCAATTGCGAGCAAATTGGTGGAATTGTCCTTAATCGAAAAAGATCCTTGCGTATCAGCTACGGCTGTGATAACATCAGCCGATAATGCCACAAGTATATCCGTCTGGATTGCTTTGATAACAGCCGGGATATCAAATTTACTCTGCCCCTTAGCCTCAAGTAGCTCGAATGAGTAGGATGCAGCTTTAGTCTCAGGATCTACATCAGAGGGAATTACTACTCCGCGCTGAACCCCATCTGCGACATTATTAACCAATGTCTGATATGCTGTGTAGGCTGCAATCTCTTCTGCAGAACCAGCAGGATTCATAACTTTAGAAGGAAGCTTGACGATTGGCACTGCGGCTAAATCTTTTGCTATGCCCAAGAATAGCTGATCTTTCAGCATTGTAAGCTGTTTGTAAGGAAGATAAACACTCTTCAGAATGCTTCTTCCTTCGGGATTACCTTTTACACTGTCTGCTGTAAACAGTAGAAATTTATCTCTATCAATATTCAGCAAACCGTCTTTTGAAGCTGCACCTTGATCAATAAGCACTTGGTATCTGTAGCCATTCTCCATGTTACGGAGACTCTGCCCAACACCTTCTAATTCTCTGCCATCATCCGAGAAGTACCAATGCCGAATAGTGTCTTGACCACGAGGTGCAATTGTGCGCAGGCCAATCAATCCATCATTGTGTTTACTTCCGTTGATATTTAATCTTCTTCGATATACTTTCTCTTCTACTGCGAAGCCATATTCAAGATATGTCAATGTTTCAGAGATAAATTGTTTCCAAGTTGTCTCCATATCGTCCATGCAGCTTTGGACAAACTTCGCACGGTCGATTTCTGCAGGAGTGGGGTCAACTGGAGGGGTTACTGTCCAAGGTACTCTTGTGAGCATCATGCGGTAGACGTTGAGAACTGCGCAGATTGTTGCATCTGTGCGCATTTCTTGGACTGTCTTCAAAAAAGCAGGGAAGCGAAACGCGCGGTTGGACTCTTCTAATATAGCTTTATTTAATACCCTTAAACCTGTGAATCCAACCTCACTCTTACTAAGCCTAGGAATTGGAATTCCGATATCAGGATCCAAGCTTTTAGTATTTTTTCTAGTCATAAACTTTTCTCCGCATCAGTTTTAAATTCCACCCAAGCGGGATCTTTTTCAGGCCACCAACCTGCTCTTGCCATATCTATGACCCTGCCTGTAGAGCCATTAAATATCTTGTCGAGCCTTTTGTAACTCCACTTAGGATTTTGTCTGACTAGCACAGCTATTTCTGCAGCTTTTAACCAGATGTGTTTTCTAGCTTTACAGTTTTGCCAAGGTTTCTTTCCACTGTTAGCAATTCTTATTCTATTTTTAAACTCTTCTGAATGCGGTTTTCTTATTCTGTGAGAACTGTCACTCATCTTTTTTCGAGTGTAATCTGAATGTTTCCTGCCAGTCATTGGAGGCTGCTCACCGCCTCTAGCAATATTCCATCCGATATTTATCTCAGGACGGAGCTTTCTTTCTAAATCGTAGCAATACTGCAAATCTGCCACAACTAAAGTTTGGAGTTTTATACTGTCGCCATATTTTCTAATAGCGTTATTTATTACATAAATACCTTTTCCGCTTGTGGCAAGATGTTTATGAACCTTAAACCTATCTTTAGCCGTATTCTTACTAACTCCAATATATCCTTGCGTGAACATGTCAGTATGTTCTGCTAAATGTATCCAGTAGACAACTGCCATATTACTCCTTATTATAGGTTATGCAAACATTGTACACCATTAACAACAATTTGTCAAGAAAATACTTGACAAAGATTGTTTTGTATGCTAAATGGAGGGAACAGGGTTTGGTTTGGTCATTGAGGGAGGGGCTATGACAGGAGTATTAACCTGCCTAGACAATGTTATGAACGCATCTGCTACAGCATCAACTTGGTCATCCTTCTGATTTCTACTTCCACAGAAATACTCTAACTCTGTTAAAAAGTCGTCATTCCAATCGGCTTTAACCATTGTAAGTGATCCAGATTCTGCATATGTACAAAATGGCAAGAATCTCTGCATTTTACTGCTGTGGTTAGTAATAGGAATTCCTCGCACATTTATTCCAGCCTCTCCAAACATGCGCAGGAAAATAGAAGAAGCAGCTTTACCACCACCATTATCTTTTGGGATAGTGACTGGAATATCTTGTCCATCATCAATAGAGGTCTTGATTATCTCCTTGACAACACCATCTGTAAGCTTCCTGAACCTCTTCACATCTTCAATACAATATGTGCCAAACCTATCTCTTGATACTAATACCCCTACTGTCCAATCGGGATTAGGGTATGACTCAGAAGGCACGCTGTACGCCAAGTCCCACGACCTGACCTTGGAAGTAGGATTAACTGGAGGGTTGTCAACAAATTGTACCCAAGATCTGTTGAATACACTATTACCTTCAATAACTGCTGTCCAAGAACCTTTCAGAAATCGCTGCTGGTTCACTCTAGACATTGATAAAAGATTTGCAAGATACCCCGGATTATTCTTCATCAGAACAGGGTTATCGTAAATATTCATTGCAATAAATCTTAGAGAGCTAGGAATAAAATCTACTCCCTCTGTATAACCCATTCCATGCTCTTTATAGAGTTCCTCTTTAGAGTTCGCCCAATATATTTTATTGTTCAATACAACAAACCATCGTAATATTTTCTCAGTGCCAGACTTAGGAATCCCTGTTTCTTCGTCTAGTGAGTATTTGACCCAATCATATAAATAGCTCTGACGATCTGGATTACATGTTATAACTAATTGCATCACACCTTTGAATCTTGCTCCACGAAGGCGAGATTTTAACATGAGAATACCTTCGACAGAAAGTTCCGTACCTTCATCGCAGATAATTAAGGTTGCAGCAGCCCCTTGTAATTCTGACAAGTCGTCTGGCATTGCCATAAATTTTATTACTGCACCATTAGGCCAACGCCACTCCAATTGCTGAGAATTAAACACTGCACCAAATTGTTTGTACATATTCTTTGATTCGTCCACAAGCCCACCGACTACTTTAAGTGTTGGGTATGAACGTCTGACAATTAATACACGTGCTGCAGGATCGGAACAGTGGTCTAATGCCTTTAAAAGTGCCATATAGGATTTAGATGCCCCGGCTGCACCACCAACTATAAGAATATCGCTCCTGTCCAATAATGCCATCTGTTGCTTAAGGCTACATGGCCCTAGCACTACTTGTTTTTCTTCTGCCATATTATTTTCCGTGATATAAACAACAAAGCCCCGTATTCATAGAATACGGGGCCACATAATAGAGGCTGAGCAGTCCACAAGATTCGCATACTTACATTATGCTTAGTACAGAATTAATTACTCCGTAATTGCCCATACGAATTATCTTATGATTTACCTACTCAGCATGCATAGTCGCCAGCCAACCGATGCTCTATGCCGACAAGCCTTGCTGCTTGCCCTCTCCGTCTTATGCAGAAACACACCCACGACACACTAAGTTCTAAAGGGTTTCTGCTATTTCAGCTTTGCACTGAAATTTCTACTTTCTGGTCTAGGTAGTAGTGGACCTATCTCTTGCATGTAACCACTCGTGAACGATAGCCGTCTGTGGAAAGATGCAAATCTTTAAGTATTTAATTAGCTGCTGGTCCCTCTTCAGGTACGCCGATTCCCGTGCTAACTTGAGCGCTACACCTATCCGAATACTTGTAGCGATTTGACACTAGGGAAGAAATCCGCCAAGAAAACTGAACCTAGTGAACGGACAAAAATTCTTTATGCAAACATCTTCGCAACAAGCTCACGGCCTTTTGCCACGAGAACTTTCAACTCTGCTTCAGCTTCTCCACCCCATTTCACTGCATGTGCTTCTACTTCTTGCCACACTGTCAGATGAGGCTGTGCTGCATCATATGCTGCTTGGTCGGATGCCAGCTTCACTGTTGCATCTTGGAGGGCTTGCTTATCTGCGTCTAATTGTGCTTGATCAATCATATTGTTTTCCTTTGGTAAAATTAATAATTTTTGTACGCAAGTGCAGGATTCAAACCTGCGGGCTATGTCAATAGCCTCCGGGGATCAGCCTTTGCAATAATTCACTCTGCCAACTTGCATGACTTTGGAGCAGCCTGTGATTACCGATATCACGTCCTTGTGTTTGGAAAACACTCGCTCCACCATTGAGCTAAGACTGCTTTATTATAAGTTGATAGCTTACCTATCAGCAACGTTCCGGGAGGTGATCAGTTATTCACGAGGTAGGATCACTCCACGGAACCCTTTCGGGTTTCTGCCTTTTGGCTTCATCAGCCGTGTTAGTCCTCGTTCAGATGTGTGCTGCCCCAACGTGTTGCACACCCACGGTTGTTACTACTTCAATTCTTATAAGTACTATGTGCAGTGCCCACTTTTCGGCTAAGGGGCACACTGCATGCTACCGAGTGCCAAGCATTACATAGTATCTACATTATTACACACAAACTCTTATTTGTCAACCCCTACACATCCTGTATCTCAGTGAAATTAATCCTAGCTCTCTTCTCACTAATCTCTAGGTTATTAGGCAAACCTTTAACTTTCACTTCAGCAATCTGCCTTGCAAACTGATCTCTAGAAATAACATCCGCCACTTTAACTTGCAGATTAAGCAATGCTTGGGCGCACTCTAGTCTCCTTGTAAGAGGAATGAACCCTTTTTGAGATTCATCCTCCACTTCACTGTTCATTGTATTCACAAGGAGTTCTACTGCGTCAACACTACCTTTCTCAATAGCCTTAAGCACTTTATCAAGTTCGTGCTTCTTCTTGATAAACACAGGCTGCACAACAGCCGTCAATCTTGGTCGCCCCGGTCCAGCCATTATGCCTCCTTAAAGAATACATAATAGCATGAGATGACTATTTTGTCAAGCTTTGGCCTTCATTTAAGCTCCAAACAAGATGTGATGAAGGCTTGTTTCAGCTATACCAATCGTTGTAATATCCTGAGTTACAGAGTGAACAGCTAACACATCTGCAGCATAATGTGAGCCATCATCTTGATATGTGATTGCACCAGTTAGTGAGACGATAGATGCATTAGTGAAGAATTGATGTGCAAGGAGATCAGTAGAGTGATCACGCACACATGCAATAATTCCGCCCATGACAACATCACGCCCACTCGTCTTCAACACATTGTCCCAATATGCCAATCCTCCAGCATCCACTGTGCGACCTAGCACATTATGATAGAATAATCCTACGAAGTCTGAATCAGAGAGATTGCCGTAGAGATTTTTATACTCTTGACTGCCCATCATGAAGCCAATTGCTTGTGTCTCTGTAATAAGACCTTTGGTCATAGCATCTCCAAAATAAACAGCTCCACCATGATCAGCGCTACGCCCAAACACTGCTACATAATCACTAGCTGCTTTTTCACGCCCCTGAGTTACCATTTGATCTAATCCATCATTACCACCCATTGTGTATAGTCCGTTAAGACTCCACGATGGAAAATTAGGATCTTTTGAGATATTCAACATATCAGATACATAAATCCTATATGTCATTCCTGCTTGCCATGATTGCACATCGAAGATAGCCTTACCTGTAGAATCAAATTCTACACCGCTGATTTCTGCATCATGTCTTCCTAGTAAATTTCCAAGGCATGCGCCAGTGGGATCTCCGATTGGCGCTGTCTGACGCTCAAGTCCCTCAAACACCATAAAGTCCATCATCACTGGATGGCCTTCGTAAAGATTCGTTGCCACAATAGCTGCTAATGTGCTCGGACTCTGACACGTATCAAAAGTTGTCCAGCCTGTCAACAACTGATGCGACGCTTGAGCCTGAGAGTCTGCTGATGGCGCGAGAAATAAATTACTTGGGTCATATTTAAAACCAATCTTCTGATCTGATGTACCTGTGTGCATCATCACATTAAATGTGTCTTGTGTGTTGCTTCCAGTATCTTTATTAATATATCCCGGCCCAAGGTGTGTACGTTCATTATAATACAATGCATTTCTGTCAATGTCATTATAATTACCTGTCACAACAGTTTGGCCTTGCATTGCAACACCATTTACAGTGAATCCTGCCTCACGCGCCATGATTGGCAGCATGTTGTAAATAGCATTCTCGTCACAAGATCCTTCTTGCCCTTGATATGCTGTAGGACTTGCGTAATACGTAATATCTACGCTGTATGGCGCAGATGGCGCGATAAGTAATACTGGCATAGGTGGTGGTGGTGGGATGATAATTGTTCCCGCTAATCCAAGTGGCATCGTGTTCTCCTTTAATGAGTTTGCGTACATGTAAACTATACGTGTTATAATAGCAGCCATGTGAGTACATGTCAAGCACTAATTTAGCTTGACAAATCTATATTTATAAAGTATGATGTGTAAATACAACAAAAAGGAGGAAACTTTACAATGGGACAATCTTGTGATATAATTCCTGTATATTTTCGTAAACAAGATAAAACTCTTGGCAGGATTGATGTAAATGACTGCATCTTACATGAAGAGGCCATAGAGCTTGTTAAGGAAAGTTTGACACAATCGGGTGAGGGCTGGAACCTTCCAGTACTAGCTTTTATAAAAGGAGAAAAGAATAATGGGAACACAGGAAATCTTGAAAAAATTCGTGCGTGAAGATGGTACTATTGGATATATTTTGACAAATGAGGAAGTGGCTGACACATTAGCAGACATTCCAGAGTTGGCAGAGATTGCACATGATAGTAATCCAGTGGAACTGGTTATTCCAGCTAAGGGTGAATAATGGAAACTATTTTTATTGATATTGTAGAAAGTCACATGGAAACTTTCTTGAATGAGATCGCAGACAGGATTCTAGATGGATGGGAAATTAATCCTGCAGGGCCGGGAGAGTCTAGCCCATTTGCAAATGTCTTCACTGTGTCTTTGATGCGAAATGAAGACTCTGTGGCTAACTTAAAAAAACTTGCTAATTCATGTAATCCTACCAAGCTTCGTCAGACTAGGGCTGAGATTCTTGAAAATGCTAGGGCTGCTAAGAGAGCTAAGATTGAAATGGGGATTGCTGTTTAAAGGAGACTTATATGTGTGCAGTATCAATGGTGACAGATTACTACAGAGAGAAGATTTGGCCTCAGCCTTGGACTTCTCCGACTTTTCCTCCATATGCCCCAATGGTTCCTGACGATTACGACTGGCATATGACAATAAGTAGAAAAGATTGGGAACATTATCAAGAGCTTAAGAGGTGTATGGAGGAATATGATCGTAAGACAGGTCAACCAGATTGTGTTAAGCCAGAAGTTGCAGAGTGGGAAAGGATTGTCGAAGGTGTATTAATTAAAAAGGGGCTTATTCATATAAACTATTGACATCTACATTTTATAGTGATATAGTTCTTCCATCGTAGACATTTGGAGGAATTATGAAAGAGCTAGTATGCTACTTGAGGGTTTCGACTGAAGATCAAGGTAAAGCAGGAAATGGTCTTGAAGCTCAACAAGCAGCTATTGAAAAATTCGCAGCAGACAACAACTACAAGATTATTGAAGTTGTCACAGAAGTGGCTAGTGGAAAACTAGGACTTACTGAACGGCCAGTGTTAAATGCAGCAATATCTAAGGCGCTAAAAGCTGGAGCCACGGTTGTTGTTAGCAAACTGGACCGTCTGTCACGAAATGCTGCTTTCATTTTGAACTTGATGGAAACTAAGGTTAGGTTTATTGTTACAGAGCTTGGAGAAGATGTTCAAAATCTCACACTACATATTTTTGCATGTATGGCAGAACATGAACGCAAGATTATCGGTGAGCGTACTAAGGCGGCTCTTGCAGTATTGAAGGCTAAAGGTGTGAAGTTAGGAAATCCAAAAAGCCTTTCACAAGCAGGGTTAATCGGAAGAGCTGCTAATACGGCTAAGGCTGACGAGTTTGCCACACGAATGAAAACATCTGTCCAGCGTATGCTAGAAGCTGGAATGAGTTATAATGCAATTGCGAAGGAGTTTAATATGAATGGAACAAAAACAGCACGTGGTGGAGTTTGGAGTGCTTGCACAGTGTCTAATCTTGTTGTACGATTCTAGTGTACAAATTATATGCAGGCCACCAATGCACACTGTGTGGAAGTAATCTACACTCAACTTTGAAATGTCCTTGGAGGAATCGTGGCTGATGTATATAAATTTGAACCGCATAGCTTCGAGCACAGAGTGGGTGGTAAACAATACTGCTCGTATTGTGGGCTTGTTGCGCTAAATAATGAATTTACTGACTGGAGCGTAAAGATGGGATGTAATCATAAAGATCATCCACAGTACCAAAGCAAACGCTACGAATTTACAAAACTTGGGAGAAACTAATGCTAGTTAAAAACTCAATCGGATGGGAAGTGCAATTCCTCACAAAGAAGGGCTGGAAGAATTGCCTTGATGATGGGAGCAAACCTCAAGTGTACAAAACTCGTGAAGCTGCAGAATTATCTATGCAAAGTTGTAAGAAGATGTGCGATAAAGTTGGAATGGAAATTAGAGTGTATGAAAGTCTTCACTGAAACAACAAAGCCCCTATCTCACGATAGGGGCTTTTCTTTTACACTAAAGTGTTTCTCACTCCACCTACGCTAAAGTACAAATGGGTGCCATCATACTCAAATGTGCCATTCTCTACGACTGTGAGATTTGTACCACTTGTTAGCTTTAATGGGGCTGTACCTGCTGTGGCTGTACCTGCTGTAAGAGTAACCTTTGCCAATGTCGGACCTGTTGCAAATGCCACTTTACCTGTTCCTGTTTCATCATTAATCACTGTTGCAAATTGTGAAGATGATGTAGCAGCAAACTGATTAAGTGGATTTGCAACTAGTGCATCTCCTGTGCCTGCTCCCGCAGGCTGTGGTGGATTTGGTCTAACTGACATGATTAATCCTGCACCAAAATAGACGTTCCACTTGCACTATATGCCCACAAGCCACTCTCGCCTGCTGTTACATGTAAGTAGTTATGACCTGCTCCTACTTCAATAGGAATCCCAATAGAAATCCCCGATGGAATTGTTGCTTTCACACATATGTTTGCGGGGTAAGACCCCTTGTTGAAGAGGTCCACTGCTGTACCAACTGTGATAGTAGAGCCTGCGTATAAATCCGTCCATACGCCAGCAGGAACTGCCACATCACTTCTTGTATCTGCCATTATAGGCTCCTTATCTTATTTGACATACTAACAGGTATGAACGTTCATCCACTCTAGCTTTACTGGTTGTTATCGTGTTTGTGGCGCGATAGGTTGTTCCAGCAGTACCTCCTTGTATGAAGGTGTAGCTTGTGGTGCTATTCCACCCGGCATTATTTCCAGTGATTCCGGGGTCTAATGTCCAAGTGGAGTTGACGATAGTTTCATTTCCTGTTAGCCAATGGCTCCAATCGAATCCATAATCTAGGTTAGCACCCTGAGCATGAATTGTCTGATAGCCAGTTTGCACTATTAAAATCATTTTAATACTCCTAGAATGAAAGTCTTGTATCAGGCCAGATTTTCACAGTTCTTCCAATATTGAGAACAAACACATCTCCACCAGAGGCTACTAATATTCCAGTGTTTGTCATACTAGAATTTCCAGTGATAGGTAATGTCACAGGGTTATTACTACTCACATTTCCAATAGAACTTGTAGAAAGATT